ATGAGTAATAAACAACTGGAACTGACAAAAAAACAAGCAGGTGCAGTCGGTTATACTAAAGAATTTAGAGACCAAATTGTTGAAGTCTGGAATAGTGGAATTTATCAAACCATGGCTGAATGTGCACGTAATTATAATGTTCCCGAAAAACTATTTTATCAGTGGGTAGCAAAGGCTAATAAACCAAGTTTAGCACCAGGAGAAGCACAGGAATTAATTAAACTACGGAAAGATGTTAAGCGCTTAAATGAAGAGTTAATGATCTTAAAAAAGGCGGCAGCGTATTTTGCGAAAGAAATGAAGTAAAATACGCTTGGATACAGAAACATAAAGATGAGCTTAAAGTTAGCCTAGCTTGTAAAGTCTTAAAGGTTGTCAGGTCTAGCTATTATGCGTGGCTCAAAGGTGATAGCAGACGTATAGTTAGGCAACAAGAACTTGATTTATTGATAAGCAAAGTTAAATCAGAGTACCAACGCTCAGATAATACCTATGGCAGCAGGAAGATAAGCGAAGAGCTTGTTAAACAAGAAATTAAGGCTAGTAAAAATAAGGTAGCAAAAGTTATGAGTAGTCAAGGTCTAAAGTCCCGGACGATACGTAAATACCGAGTGTGCACGACCGACTCAAACCACTGTTTACCAGTATATGATAATAAGTTAAATCGTCAATTTATAGTGCCATATGCCAATTATGCATGGTGTGGTGACATAACCTATTGCGCCACAGAGCAAGGATGGCTATATCTTGCAACGGTTATTGACTTGTACTCAAACAAAGTTATTGGTTACGCTAGCAGTGATAAGATTGATAAATGGTTAGTAGTCAAGGCGCTAAGCAATGCGTTGCAATCTAGAAACTATCCCAAAGGAGTGATAGTCCATACGGATCGTGGTTCACAATATTGTTCGCATGCTTATAGAAACCTAATTGAATCCAATCAATTAGTAGGAAGTATGAGTCGTAAAGGTAATTGTTGGGATAATGCAGTAGCAGAGAATTTCTTTGGGATTATTAAGCGCGAGTTCCTCAATCATTACAGATTTGATACATTAACTAGCGCAAAGCTTGGGATATTTAACTACATTGATGGATGGTACAATCCTCATCGAAGCCATAGTAAACTTGGTTACTTATCTCCAGATGAATTTGAAGAAAAGATTTTAAGCATTGAAATTACTAAGTCAAGTATAGCTAATCATCACATCAGGTTAAAACCACATGGGAAATTGGCTAGGCTAATGGTAGCAATGTCTTAAACAAAGGTGTCTAGGTTTTTAGATACGATGCATTATACACGATTTATAAAGCAGGAGGTAGGCAAAAAAATACTCAAAATATTTTAGGTCAATTTTAGGTCAATTTTGGATATAATTACAAGCAATTCCTGACAATTAATTACAACTGCCAACAATTTGAAGATGTTCTGAAAGCTTTGATTTTAAAGGGTTTGATTGTTAAAGAATTGATATTATTGAGATAGGTAAAAACATACTGGCGGAAAAGGCGGGATTCGAACCCGAGCACACAAACCAATAAAATCAATCAACAAACTGTTATCATTATATATTTTTATTTTACACATTGTAAATAGTGTACTTAAATGTACTTATTTATACTTAATTTGGTCACTGAGTGACTAAAAAATAACAAGCATTAATCATTAAGTTTTTTCACCGAGAAAATTTAATCATTGATGCTCTTTTTATATAGAAAGAGTATTATATCATGAAAATCAAATCTAACCACCCCTTAGCCCACCATGGTCTTGTAGTGGGTGAGCAAGTCAATCATAACGGAATTAGCTATAATGTCATATCTGATGACTTTGGGGTTTATGATTTAGAGCCAGAGCGATTGTGCTCTTGGAAAAAGAGAACCGTTTATTAATGCTCGGATTTAGTCCGGGCTTTTTTATAAACTTAAATCAGTACAGTTGAACTTATTAAGCATGGCTTAATGGTGCGCTGCTAGGTGACGGGCAGATGTTGGACTGGTATAATTTGATTTTTGGAGGTGGATATGAAAATCAATCAAAATAAATTGGCTGAGTTAGAAATGAGTTATGATGAAATTTGTAAAAAGCATTATTCTACGATTATAGCTCAGTTACCAAAATTAACCATTAAAGTCGTTGATGGTGAGGGTAAAGTTGAAGCCAGGAATAATCTACATAGATTTATGGACTATACAGTATCTAAAGATGGCAAAGTTTCGCTACATCACTGCGATCCATTCTTCCATGGATTTATAACAGAAAAATCACAGCCCTTTGATATTGTGCTGTTAGGATAAAGTGAATCCCAGTTTAATACTGGGATTTTATTAAGTGTATGCTTTAAAGAATATATTCAAAATTTAATTATATTCAAGAACTTTCGCATCATGAAATACCACTTTTGAATATGGGCAAATAAGTGCACCAAAAATTGAATGATCTCCAATACCTCTTACTGTTATAGCAATTATATTGTTTTCAGAGACCCACGCACCGCCACTATCAGTTTTGTCTATTGTTAAATCATCATCTAAGATAGCTATTTTTCCATCATGGTCGATTACATCAATAATATCAGATATTTTATTTTCATCATTTATGATTTTATTGCCGTCTTTGTCATCAAATGCATAGATTATTGTAGATCTGTCAATATATTTTGACAATTGATCTGATTTACAATGTTGTGCAATATCATATTTAGGTGTAAAAATTATTGGTTTACTAAGTTTCAAAAGCGCCAAACTTGAATTGGGAATTAATTTCCAGCCAATGTTTTTTTTAGTACTAAATAAATTTACTGTGCTGGACAAATTAGTTCCGTATCCAATTTTAGTGTCATCATCAGGTGTACTTACGTCTATTTCACTTAAATCTTTATTGTAAACACACTCAGAGGAAGTTAACACAACCAATGGATTTAATAAAACGCCAAGACATGTGCCATTTGATTGTATATTGGAAACTGATTGACGATAATCAAAGTCTATTCTTACAATTCTATCATTATTCATTATATTGTCTGCATGAGTATTAGCAATGAATATCATTGAAGCTAATCCAAGAATCGAGAGGTAATTTGTATTCATGGTATTTCACCGTGTCCATAATAATTAACCGCAACAGTAATAAATTATAGCATACTGATACTTTAATCAGAATGGATAACATTTCAGTTTTATACTGGGTGACAAGCTTGGCATGAGGAGCCGTGTTGTATAGTTGACAAAAAAACATACTATGGTTATAATAACTGAAATAAAAAAACCACGCCGAATGATGGCGAAAAAACTACTTAATCAATTTTAACAATTGGATAAGTTGGTTTACTAGATTAGCGATTGCAGTAATGGCAGAGATTGCAACAATCATAGCTTTAACCAGTTTTTTCATAGTACCCTCCTTTTTCTGCCCGGAAAGCACTAACCACTCAGGCGTCCAACCATTATGAGGTTAGCGCGAAGAGCAGAGCGGGATTATAGCGTAAAAGCCACTAGTTTAATACTGGTGGCTTTTTTATTGACATGATGGGCTGTGTTGCGGTAGAATGCTAGTATTATGGTAAATAAACGTTACGAATTTTACAAATGGCTATCAGACACAATTAAGACGCTATCTTGGGGCGCTAGTGGAATGATGGCATATTTTAGCCTTGGAGCGCCTAGCATCCATTCAACACTTGCCATTATCTGGTATTTTGGTGGATTACAAATACTGGCGTTTAAATTAAATCTTAGAGCGCTGGAAGAAAAGGAAGGAGAATGATATGGATACCGTTATGTGGATTAGCTTAATAATAGCAGTAATTGGTTTAATTGCATTGCTTATTCCTACTAAGCACAAATCAAATGATCATAAACACCAACATTAATAGAACCCCGCAAGTAGCGGGGTTTTTGTATTAGTACAATAACCATTTATAATGTAAATGCTGCGCTGCTAGGTGACAGGTAGATATTGGGCTGGTATAATTTTACTTTTGGAGGTAGGTATGAGTGATAAATTAGAAGTATTAAACTTTATCTTACAAACTATCGTAGAGAATAAAGGTAACATCCAAAAATCATTACTAGAAAATAAATTAACTACAAAATATGGAAATGATAACATTGTATTCTTCCATAATCTAATAAGTGAATTGGTTTCATTTAATAATTTGGGGATTTCGGGAAATGAACCAGAAGATATTATTTTAAATAACGGTGACTTTTTAGAGTTATCTAAAGCAGGAAAACATTTTGCAGCACTGATTAAAAGCATTGCCAAAATGAAATAAAGTAGCCTAGTCACCTAGGATATTTTCACAGTCAGCAATCTAACCATCCCCTAGCCCGTCACGGATTAATAGTCGGTCAGCAGATCACCACAACGGTATTAATTATAATGTCATGTCTGATGACTTCGGGGTGATTTAGAGCCGGAGCGATTATGCTCTTGGAGGAAATGTGTTACAATAGCATAAATAACTGTATAACAAGATCTAAGTTGTAGTAAAATAACGGTACCTAAAGGAGGGGTGGGCGAGCCCATCCCCAATCATCAGTTGGCTACTTGATGAACATTTGTGCTAGTTGTAAAACTAGCACAATTACTTTTAAGACTATAATCGTAATTGTAATCATAATCTCACCTCCTTTCTATAAAAAAACAACGTTACATTTGTAATCTAATATTTCTTTATATACAGAGAGGCAGTTAATATTCTCGCCACTGATGGCATTATTCTATCACACAGTACCTATGTTATCTTTCTTTTCTATTTTATTACGTTCACCTTCTGGTAATAATAAATAAACTTCTTCCGTTTCTTTCGGATCTGAAATCAGGGTTTTTGCTATTAAATTAATAAAATTAAATAGTTTCGATATTTCAAGAGCCTCATCATCAATTTTGATAAGACCTGGATGTACAGCATGGTTTCCCACGACTCGAAGAATATCCAGTGCTTGTTGTATTCTTGGGTTTAGCCCATCTCTTACCAATTCTCTAATAGCTGAATCTAACGAATTTTTAGCATCAATAGTTTTGCCTAACTGCATACATAATGACTCAACGCATAGTCGTAATAATGCTGCAGCAGCTCTCTTTGAAATGGGATAAACATCTTTAGCTTCATTATATAGAGTTTTACAATCTTCTGAAAGGTCTTGATTTGGATCAGGTATAACAGAAGAGTTAAATTTAGGATAAATCATCTTTTCCTTATACCAAATACTATACTCATTACATGTATAACACAAAGAAAAATTAGTATGGTTATCATACTTGTTGTAATAGCGCCCATCATTGATCATAACATTACCAAACCAAGTATGATGTGTTAATACTTTGCAATGTGGACAATTAAATGCTTCAATATTAAATTGTGGTTCAACATAATGTGAATTACTCATATTTCCTCCATAAATATGATGTATTATACATAATTTTTTGACACATAAGCTATGTTTTCGGTAAAATACCGCTTATGGATGTGCAAGCATCCTGAGGACGTCAAAAACCTCTAAACGAGCGGTAGCAGCCTATTCCGCAAAACATGGCTTTTTTTTATTTCTACACCCCAAAGCATTGGTGTATCCAATGGGTTGGAGGGCGACGAATATATTGAATAAGTCCGACCGTCTCGTTTCGGTTTTTGAACCTCCAGCTCTACCCATAACTTCAAAAAATGTGGTAGATAATCTCAAAATAAAACGAGGAAATCATCATGACTAAACAATTGCCAATGGCTATAGAACCGTCCAATACGTCTAAAGAGCATGTTTTAGACAATCTACTCAACTGCTTTACCTTTATTGATACTGAAAAACAGCTAGTTATCGCTTATCCGATATTTCTGCATCTTGGATACACAAAAGAGTCTGTTCACGCTGCTCTATCTAAGCCGATGTTACGCCAGTACACTAATTGCAAGGGTTTTGTTCCGCGAGAAGATTATTATATTAGCATCTCACAAATTGGAGAATTAATTGTTAATGCCCCAAGAGATAAATATATTCCTCATATTCTTGAGTTTGTAAAAAAGGTACTAACACCACTGTTTAATCCGGTGGATAAAATTGAACAGCCGCAGCCAGATAAGCATAGCCATAAATTCCATAGTGATTTATTTGGTGATTTGACGGTGCTAACCCATGATGATGGCAGTTTGTGGTTTATTGGTAAAGAGGTAGCGGAAAAATTAGGTTATAGCAACCCACATAAAGCAATACGAGACCATTGCAAAGGGGTGAGCGAAACGTTCACCCCTTCAAAAGGTGGGATGCAAACAGTAAAAATTATCCCAGAACGCGATGTTTACCGCCTAGTAATGCGTTCTAAATTACCAACCGCAGAAAAATTTGAGGAATTTGTAGTTAGTGAAATTTTACCATCAATTCGTAAAACTGGCAGCTATGGACAGGTTGCTGCTCCAGCAGCTCCTCAAGCAGTTGAGCTATCACGTAAGGATTTATTGTTGTTGGCACTTAAATCCGAAGAAGAAAAAGAGTCGTTGCAGCGCAATTATGATCTATTAGGCACTGAACTTAGTCAAGTAATTAGAGAAAAGTCGCATATTGCTAGCAGTCGTGAAGCTTCAGTAATGGGGAAACTGGCACGTGCTAATGATAAAATCAAATGGCAGGATGAACAGATTAGCCAACTTGAGGCTAAATTAAGTTCACCTAAGACAGAATACCAATATGCAACGGTACTCGCAGTGCAAAGCCGACTGAAACATTTAAAAGTCAGCGGTTTGAAGTTAACCTATTATTGTAATCGTAATGGTCTGGTGATGAAAGATATTCCAGATGACAGATTTGGCGTGGTACATTCCTATCCGGCGCAGGCATGGAAAGAGGTGTATCAGATTGATATTAATGCAGTTTTAAATAAGGTGGCATAACATGGCAGAGAAATTTAGTGATTATTTTAATGGTAGAATGGTGCGATTTTTGGAACATGAAGATCGGCTGTATGTTGATGCAGATGATTTAGCCCTGCTCTTAACGGAGCCAACAAAGCATTAAAATAGCCCCTCGCGGGGCTACTTATCTGCATCTGACTTAATGAAGTCCTTGATAGCATTTAATAATGCTGGTGCATTTCTTAGTATCTGCTTGATTAGCAAATATCCTATCCATGTGTAGAATATTGCCTGTAGTGCTGCTGAATCTCTTATGATTTCCAGAATCATGACAAAACTCCTATTACTATAAAAATTCATTTATGATATAATTCCTTTCTATTTGAATTAAAAAACCCCGCATAAGAGCGTCAACTCTGCGGGGTTTTGTGTTTTGTACTAATTAATTACTAGCTATTCTGCCGATACCACTCCTGCCAAGCAATCAAATCAGCGATACAGCGCTGATGGTTTAAGTTGTTTTGTTGCATTATCTGTAAGATTCGATCTGGAGCAATGGCGCTGGCGGTTGTAGCATCTGACTCGTTACTGGCGGCAACGGACAGTTGTGTACTGGAGTCGTACAGCTTTGTAAACTGCCGACTAAGACGATTGTTATCATTGAGTAGCTGAGCATTTTTAGATGTTTCATGCTTTAATTCACTTTCTAATGTTGAGATTTTAAGTTTTTGCTGGTTGTTAGATTCGGTTACAGATTGCAGAGTCTGATTGTATTTCACTAGCTTTACGTTGTAAGCTTGCTCTGCTTTCAGTCGTTCGTCTGATTTACCTTGATTTACTCCAGCAGTATAGACACCGATTAAAGCCAAGGATAAAATCAGTACGGCAAATAACTTGGTCTGAAAATTCATCATATACCTAACTCCTTCTTGTATTTCTCAGTTAATTTCTGCCGCTCTTCTAGTCCGATAGTGCCGCCGTTGATTGCTACGCTGACTTTTGTGACGTTATCAGCTCTTGCAGATATGCCGATACTATTAGCTTGCCAGAACCAGATAGCTGAGATAATCGCGCCCTCTTCACTTTTCACGAACTCATCAACGTTGTCCAAAGTTAAATTAAGGTATTTGCCATTTTTATGCAGCCAGTTCAAAAAAGCAAGATGATTATCTTTGCCAGTTAATTGAAAGATTCCACCACCGCAATAATCAAAACCATCATTATCATTGCTCCCGTTCTTTTCGTTACCCATTCTGCCACCGTAGACAGTATTGAATAACCAAGGTTGCGGACAAAAGTCATTATCACTAGCTTTTAGTTCATCTTGTTTTGCTTGGATTGCAGATTTTCGTGCTGGCCAGATTCTTTTAGCTCTGCCGAAACGGTAGTTTATACCTTCTGACAATTTTGTAAAACCCGCAGATTCGTGCTCAGCTTGTGCTAGAAAATGAGCTTGCTCAAGCTTATTAGTAATTCCGTATTGATTCAGTATGTTAATAATTGAGTTAGCTGTAATAGTAGTCATGATTTCACTTTCGGTAAAACAGTTAAATAAGTCAGCATCATGTCATTTGCCATTTCACTGTACTGTGGATGAAATACTTTAATATAAGCGCTCACTCCTGCAACTAGCGTGCTAAAATTTAGAATATTATTTTGAAGCGTATCTGCGGTATCTTGTTGTAGTTTATCCCAAAAATCACTCCACGTCTGTTGATTGAACATTGTTACTCCTTTTGCGCTTTGGTGTCGATTGTTTTTCAATTGCAGCCGACCACTTCTCGAAAAAATTAGTTACAAAAGGAACTCTCAGACCATAAACTTTATCTGCGAAAGCGAATAAGATATGAAGCTCCCACACGATAAAATAACTTACGATAAAATTGTAAAGAGGTAGATCAGTATCGAACATTTTATACTCCCACTTTAAAAGCCAAATATGCGAAAAGTAAAAGACATAGCCTAGAAAACACATCATGACAAATTTTTTAATGTACTCTCGATTTTGCAATAAGACCCCATTGACTACGCAAATAAGCATCAATCCCAGCATTGCTGGGATTGTGTCATTGAATGTGTTCCACGCTATAAGAAATAAAAAGGTTTCCCAAGCTGTCTGATCCACTGGATTAAACGATTGCTTTGCATCCATTGCTTTCCTTCAAATAGATTATGTTGAGAGCCAACCATTAGGCGTTGGAACCATCATTGCAACTTTGCCAGCAGCTAGCGTCATGTTTGTCTTACCATTAATCGTTTGTCTACCAACAGTTAACAATGTTGCACCAATTTGGCTAAGTACATCACCGCTATTTAGAGATGACGCTTTTAATTGCACATGCGTACCTGACAGTCCAGTAACTTGTGCATATGTTACTGTGATTACATTTCCGCTGCGTGTATAAGTTGGTGAAGTTGCTGTAGTAAGTGCTGGTGTGCTAGTTGCTGACACAGAATATTGTAACTGCTCTCCACTTAACGCAGCCCAATTGGGCTTGGCAATTGATGGAGAAGTCATGGTGAATTGATAACCAGAGGATATGTTTGATACGCTAGCTACACTCAACGTTCCAGATATGCTGGCGCTTAAATCTAAACTTGTCCATGTTAAACCAAAATCGTTAGAGATGTTCACGCGTCCAGGTGTTGTCGTCGCGTTAATAATTGTATCGCCAACCACGGCACACGTTTGCCCACTATTAGAACCAACAGGAGTGTATCCAGTACCTATTGTTATGTTACTAAAAGTATTCCCAGTTGTACTATAGTATGCAGTTCCTGACGCAGCAACAATGCATACTTTAGTATTAGCTGTATTCACCGAAACCTGTCCAATTACTGACCCGCGGTTTGTTCCATCTGCCGCTGACCAAGAGCTAAAATTCGTTGAGATTAATATGCTAGCATTATATTGGTTTAAAATAAAGTATGAACCGAATTTGCCTATACCATAACCACCATCACCACCACTATTAACTACAGCATATGTAATACCGTCGACACTATATAAAGAAGCCGCACCCGCCCGAATCAGAAAGTATCCATTTTGATATTGCCCGCACCAAATAATCGTACCCTGTTGTGCCCCACCACCCTGAACTGAAACCCCGAGCGCTGTTGTTTGAGTGGTAAATGTACTACCGTCAGTAGACGTTCTTATCGTTAATAGATTATAGGAATTTTTACCATACGCGCAAGATAATATACTTCCATTAGACATAACCACGCAGCGTGGGTACCCTACAAGTGTATCCGCTATAGACCAATTAACTAAATCAGATGATGTATAAATAATCCCATCTCCACCACTGCAAAAACCGCTTAGGTAATACTTGTTATTAAAATAAGCTGCATTAGTTATCGATGTTAAAACGCTTGTTTCTAAGTTGGTACTATCAATAGAGGTCAGCTTATTAGACGATGTATATAACCGCCCAGTAGAAGTATTTAAAATAAATATAACTCCATTAGTAGAACTAGAGCTATTTTGACTACCAGCAGATACGGTTACCTCACTTATTGCACCGGCTAAATCAATTAATAATTTACTCCCCACTTGTACAGTATTACTCGCAGAGTAATTAAATTTAGTGCTGCCAGTTGTGCTTGCTGGATCAACTGTTAATACTGTTCCAGGCACAAATTTCATTTGTGGTGTAATGCTGCTTATATCCCCGCTTGAAACATAGTCAAAGGTCTGAGCACTTGCTGCATTAGCTGATGCAGTAAATACGTTGCTTGCCACAGTGCCATTGGCTATTGTTGGTAAGCTGGTCGTGTCCAGTGCGTAAACTGGAGGATTATTAGTTGCTCCTGCTATTGATAACGCTACATTAGTACTACCACTAGCTTTCCCATTTATTGTCCAGTTACTATTGCTTAAATTAGCAATAGTAAGGGCTATGCGATTTCGCTTTGATTTTGGATAATCGCCAGTGCCCGCTAACTCAATAGTCATCGGCGCAATTGCGCTGGTAATGATACTCTCATCAATCGCTTGGGTATGAGTGCTGCCGCTAGTTAAGACAATCGGATCAGCTGAGCCATATGCTGTATAAACTGTTTCTGGTGTCATAAATTTATCACCATCAGTTGCAGCTATTGCTTCCGTGCTCGTAGCTTTATCATCGGTCTTATCTAGTTTGTCAGATAATTCGATTGCTAAAATATTATGCGTAACATATGCTGTACCATCAACTGTAACGCTTAGATTTGCAAGATTGCTAACGGTTGAAACTAAAGTAACTGATAAATCACTTGCACTTCCCTCTGTCGGTAATGGTTTATATCGAGTAGCGATATTGGCAATATAGATCATATCACCATCTTCATCAAATATACCCGCTTCACGAACATAAAACCCGCCATCAGCTAACGTAATGCTCAACTGCATAACAACTTTATTGCCAGTAACGTTATACGAGCTAAGCGGCTTACGATATACTTCGTTAACTAATTCAATTTCGCTGCCAGTTGGCTGGTATTCGCTACCGCCACCATCACCTATTGCCATATGAGTTAGGTTAACAATTCCAGCGGCTAGTTTTGCTTCGCCAATTGTTGTTAAGATTACTTGATAAGCCATTGTTATATCTCCAGAGTTGGTATAGTCTCAGATTCGCCATTAATCACTGCAACCAATGCATCATAATATTGCATGATTGCTGCACGGGTTTTGTCATCGTAACGCTCCCATTTAATTTTATTAGTCCAACGAAACTCATTTGCTAGCAGTAACGTTCTAGCTTCTGCAATTAGCGCTTGCTTTGCTTGCTGAACTTTTTGCTCAGCTAGCTCTGATGCTGTATATTTGTTAACAATTTTAACCTTGCCTTTGTCTAATACAATAGACTTAAGCGGGTCTTTATCTGCCGCAATGTATTTTGCATGCTGTTCATGTGTGATAATAAAAACATTATCCGGTAAATCTGTGTTTTTTGCAGACAAAAACTGCACTCCAAAGCCTAAAAATTTATTATTCTCATCAAATTTAATGTAATAATTGTATTCTTCCATTTTACACCCCTATTGCTAAATATGATCCGTTTACTGTTTGTCCAGCTGCACTCTGTAATGCAAAAGACGACGAGTTATTTGGATAAATAACATTATTATTATTTAATGCATTTGATCCCAAAGCTGATAGAAATATATGATAAAATGCATTAGAGAATGAAATAGGTAAACTCTGTACTTGAGGCGTGGTGCTAAATATAACTGTTTGTCCATATTGTACGATTACCCCATTTTTGAACTTAAACCACCCTGTACCGCTTGCTATAATTCCACCGCCATTACCTGTGATAATAGATGCCAACGTTGACGGCGTAATATACTTGACTGCATTAGTTCCAGCTTGCGCTTCTGCTAAAGTTGCAATCAATAAGGTTAAGCCGCTAGGTGTAACTGCCTTGTCTGTTTCGGTTTGAGCTAAAGTTTCCGCTCCAGTCGCTAGCTCAACTAAGCCTTTTTGTGTAGTCGTTGCTAATAACTGTAGTAACACAGCTGGAGTGATGTACTTAACAGCATTAGTTCCAGCTTGCGCTTCTGCTAAAGTTGCAATCAATAAGGTTAAGCCGCTAGGTGTAACTGCCTTGTCTGTTTCGGTTTGAGCTAAAGTTTCCGCTGCAGTCGCTAGCTCTACTAAACCTTTTTGTGTAGTTGTAGCTAGCAACTGCATTAAAATATCAGCCGATATTAATCTGTTGGCATTACCCGCCGTTAATTCAGCGAGCGTTGCTTTAAGCGCCGCTAGGTTCTTTGGTGTTAGCGTAGTGTTCTGCGAGGCCATAGCCCGTGCGATTGCATCTGTTGCCAGAGTTGTCAAACCTAGCTGATCTGTTGCAGCTATTAACTGCAATAAGATTGCCGGATTAACAAACCTATCTGCCTTCCCTGCTTTTAACTCGTTAAGCGTTGGTCTTAGGGCTGGTAGTGACGCCGGTGTTATTACTTTGTCTGATATTGATTGCTGCTTTACTTCTAGGTCATTAGCTAGTTTTGTCACGCCATATTTATTAACCGTAGCAGCTAAATTAGCAAAAACATATGCAGTTAAATAATTCTCATCATTAGATAAGTCTGTTACAGTTTCATCAGTTAGTAGAGCTTTTTTATTGTCTACATACTCAGTTGTAGCTACACTACCAGCTTCAATCGACAGCGCAACATTATCTGGACTACCAACCTCCATCACCATCTTAATTGTGAATTGCTTCAAGAGTGCGCCATCAGCGGGGCTGGGCTTATAAGTTTCAGGATATTTTGCAACTAAAATTAAATCGCCAGCCTCATCAAAAATACCTAATTCTCTGATATACCACCCGCCTGAATTTTCGGGTATGAGGCATTCAATAATTACTTGTTTATCGTTATTTGAATCCACTGTTAACGAATTAATTACGGCGCGGTACATTTCACGCCGCAAAGCGTTCTGAGTTGCCACTGGACCATAAGCGCTACCGTTACCATCACCTACTGCAAAATCCTGCAGAATTAGTTGCTGTCCTGTTGCTACCAGTTCAGCAAATTTAGCAGCACCTAAATTAGTTGCAATTGCATAATAGTTCATTGTTTATCCTTCGTTAATCATTACTTCTTCGCTGATTATTATGTTGGCAGCATAATAATTTTTACCAGTGATATAAATAGTTTCACCACTTGCCGGTGGCGCGTAAAATGTTATAGTACTACTCTCAATTAAACCAGCTGCCACGTTAAACTTAGAGCTTTTGGTTGTGCTGACAATTAACATGCACCAGCTACGAGTATTTTTATTCTTAATTACATAATAATCAAGCAAATCAAGCTGCTGCGGAGTAAAGTTCTGCGTTCCATCGATATTAATACGAAACCAATATGGTGCTCCACCGTACTCAAACCATTCTTGAACCGTGCCGGTCAGCCCCACTAGCTCTAACGCTTTCTCTACAGCATATGTTGTACCTTTGTAGCGCTTAATCTCATAAGCATTTCTGATTAGATTTATCTTTTTATCATTGGTATCTGCTAATAGCCAACCATCTTCACTGCCAAGCTTGCGCTCCCACGCAAGATGCTCAAGCACATCGTCTGGTTGATTTTCTAAGTTTGGAATAAATAAGACATTATCTATCTCACTATCCACCTCGTCAAATTCAGGCTGGAGCGCTTGGCAAATTGCAATAATATCCGGATTATTTTTTAGTGATGATGGGCATAAATCAATCAGCTTCAAATCAGTTAGCTGCATCATGATAATTCCAATCCACCATAGTTGACAGTAGTATTGGTACAGTTAGCAGTCTGATAACGTTGTAACACCTGTAATGTCGGAGCAATAATTTCTACTCGTTCAGCACCAGCCTGCATTATCAAATTAATTAATTTTGACGGGTTTATATTTCGCCCTAATTTAGTTTTTTGCCAAGTGACAAATTGACTTACTGCAGTATTTATATTATTCTGTAATGCTTCAATATTCATTACATCTTGAGTACTAAGATAATAAGTTAATTCAATCTGATAGTTAACTTGTTGCGGTGACATTACATTAACTTTATCAGTTAGTGGTCGGCGCTTGCTTGAGCTTAGTACTTCATTAATTAATTCAAGCTCTGTAGAAGTTGGCAGAGTTCCACCCTGCATTAAAGCAACTACATTAACTTCGCCTGGCGATGGAGAGTAAACTTCAACATCTAGGATATTTTGCGTTGCAGTTTTTGCCCAATACTTATAGCCATCGTCACTACCAGCGGTGGTAAATTTCTCTGGGGATAATTGAATCCGCTCGCGATATGCGTCGTCACTTTCTTCATCAATTCCACCGCTTGATACATCAATATTACTCACAGCCGCAATGTATGGAATTGGATCAACAAGGATATTTAATTGTCCTGCTTGGTAATCATTGCCGATAGTTCCGGCGCTTAAGCAATCACAAATTAAATCAACCGACATTGCCCCTGCTGCAATTTCTCCGCCACTACGGACATAAAAAAATACATTATCTCCAGCGGTAACCCGTTTTCCCTGCGCGATATTCACTACTGAGCTCTGTATTGCTGAGAGCGCAAAGCGCACTGTGACACTAGCAGCCTCGGCATCATTCCGAGTTGTATCAAGATCAATGCCTTTGTGATCTAAATAAGTATCTTCTGCATAAGCCAATAAGTTTTGCTTACCTGTATAATCAATTTTCGAGCGTTGCAGCGCAATGTAATACGCAAAAGTCTTAAGAAATAGTAGCCGTGGATCTGCTGGTGCAAAAGTAGTATTTAATAAAGTTTGCGCGCGGCTGATAATCTCTGATTCAATAACGCTTGCATCTTTTTCGGCAAAAGTAATTTCCGGTAAATTGTTGATTAGTCCCATTTGCACACCAATAAAAAAGCTCCAGATAACTGGAGCCTACGCTTTGTTAATAACTTAAACTTTTCTTACTTTAACTTTAACCGGCAACTGTCCATCACCGTTGTTACTAAGCGGAATTATCTCAATCACTTTCACCCGTGGTTCGTATTTGCCAAAGGTGGTCACAATATCCTGTGATAAACTTGCCAGAGCCTGCGGTTGCGGTAAATCAACAGATTTGATACTTAACCCAAATTCACGATGGAGTGGACAAGTTGAGCGAATTGTTTTGAGTATGGATTTGCAATTTTGGTAAATTTCTTCATCTTCATTAGCTGGACTCCATTTTATTGGATCATCACTAGTAGCATCAATTATCATCTCAGTCATCAGTTATATTCTTTCAATGTCAAACTAGCGTTAATCGTATGCACAGTGCCATTATTATCAACATGTCGATATTCAGCTTTTAGATCTGTTATAACTACTTGACCCTTAACAGATTTACCCAACATTAGTACAATAACTTCACCGTCAGCTCTATATTGTTCTAGCGCACTCACGGCGCTATCTGGATCTACACCTAATGATTTTTTAAGCGCGATTTCCATACTATATTCGTCCAACTCTTCACCGACATAAGCTAATTTAGGCTTACCTCCAGTAATTTCATGCTCTGCATACTTACTTTTGCTAGTTTTAGTTAATGCGTTAAATGAGTGGATTTTATCAGTTGAGGCTTCAAAAACAATACTACCCAATGAACCGATATTACTCTGCTTATTTTGGCGCGGAACTATCTGATCTTTTAACTTATCAATCCAGTTTTCTGCCATTTTAACCCCCTATCGGTGCACTGGTTGGATTACCAAGGTTACCAGTGTGAACATGTTGTTTTAGACTGATTGTATTAGCTAATACATCACTGTCTGATTTGATTGTGCCAGTGGCGCTAATGCCGCCATTTACAGCAACCTCACCAGTTATTTTAACGTTACTTTTTATAATCAAATCAGGTGCTTTTAAATTTATCTGCTTGACAATTTCAATGTCTAAAACTCCAGTCTTACGGTTGTAACACCAGAAACTGCCGTCCTTAAATTTCGTACCGCGAATGTTTGCATCATTCCATGGTGGCATATCGGCTTCGTTGTAAGTACTACCAAGTATGATACCTTCAGCCATCCCTATTGGCAAAAATAAACACTCAACCATCTCGCCAATGTCTGGCATCCAGTAGTCTTTATCGTCTTGCGTTTTATTCATCAGCAAGCGTAAATCACCCGATACTTTATTGTCCAAATCTTCAAAAACTACTTTTGCCGTGCAATTAGCTGGATTAATTGAGCTAACTTTACCTGTGCGAATTAGCTGGCTTATTAGATTTTCAATCATTTTTTATTCTCACAATACCCGATGGGCTTTGATACTCGTTGTGTAACTGCTGCTGCGATTAACTTTGTGCGTAGTTTCATCGACGGCGAATAAACCACCAAATTTACCAAAATCTACAATATTGATATTAATCCCAGCAACTAAGCGCACATCACCAGACTTACCAAACTCCGCGGTCCATTCGCCCTTATTTTTAGCTCTGAGGCGTGACTTGGCAAGACGTTCGGCTTCTTCCTGTGAATGCACTTTTTGCCGAATTACCAATGTTTTGCCACCACCATTAGCAGTAGCTTTATCTAGATAGGTGTAACTGGAATAATGTGCAGCTGGCTTCTTACCAGATTTTTTACTAGTGGCGCTAACGCCGTAAATTTCGTTAGTAATCTGTTTAGCTTTGATATCCGTATGCTTCACACTAACTTTACTGGTTTTTTTCTTGTGTGGGTCAAAGTAGCTAACTTTAGCTTCCTTGTAAATATCGTGTGCTTGAGTTCTAAAAGAATATTGCGGCATTAGTTCATATTTACTTATTTCACAAGCTGCTTTTTGATTTTCTTGTTCGGCTTCGTCAAAGATAACTAACGTGTCATCTTGGATTTTAAGCTTACAACCGTTGTCATCGCACAATCTAGCTATCAATTTCAAATCTGACTCATCATGCTGATCAATTTTATCCATCTGAAAATCATCAACTAAAAACTGTAACTTCATTTTATGATTAGTCGCGATCTCTTGGCAAATCTTGATGAAACTTACTTTCTCCCAAGTCTTATTATGCAGCTCACGACGTATTGAAGCATTAAGACTCGATACGGCTTTGATTGTGATCACTTCCGGCATTCCACTGGCTTCAACTTCATCAACTTCAAATTTACCGCATCTTAGCTCTTTGGGTTTATCAGTAAAGTTATCCCAGTGATACAGGACAATGCTGCACTCAATACTATCGCCACGCTCAGGCAACCAATCGGATTCAAACAATAAGTCCCGATCTTCAAGCGTAATAGCTATATCATCAACTTGATCACTGGTTTTATCATTATAAGTAAAATCAGTCAAAAATGGCGCTAAATCTTTTGTAACATTTTTGCCTTGTACTATTATTTTTACTTCGGCACGACGGGCGAGATTAGCCATCATTATCTCCAAGGCGGTAAATTGGTATCGGCATATGCTTGATAATCCAGCTCGGGAATATTTAAAATAATATTCGCTTCAAAAAATGCAGTGCCAGAATACATCATATTTACATTGATTAACTCATGCATCAATAATTCAGAGCCTAACTCTCGCAATGCAATAATGTCCCAAGTGTCGCCTTGTTTTGTTTTCGCTGTTCTCATTTTATAATCCTAGTCTTAATAACTGAGCCGATATTTATTGCGCATCATCTCATCAAAATTACTTTGTCCAGCAGTCATAGCTTGTTGAACTTGTGACTTATCCGCATTACCCTGTATCACAATCGATGGTGAATAGGTAATATGCTGAGTGTTATTGTTAGTTCTGCTATTATTTTGGCTTTGTTTCGCTAACTGTTGATTCGCACTAGCCAACTTATTACCCAAACCATTCGCATTCTGCTGAGGAATTAGATGCTGCATATTTGCAGTAACCGTTGTATTGCCACCTAAACCGAGAAATGATTTAACTCCATTATAAAGCTTGGCAATAGTGTCAAAACTACTTGAAACTAAATTAACAAAAGCCATAAAGTCATTTTTAATATTTGCTAGTGTAAATGAAATAAAAGCAGTTAATCCGCTCCAAGCTTTGCGACCCAGCTCTGTCTTAGTAAAAAACAAATATAATGCGCCAGTTAAGGCAACTACTCCGCCAATTATCCAAGTAACTGGATTTGCCCACAGCGCAGCATTGAATAACCAAGCGCTTACAGTCGCTAATTTAAATGCAACAGCTACATCTTTAATCAATGCGCCTACTCCAAGCCCAATTTTTAAAGCAAAGAATCCCGCTGAAATAGCAACTAATCCCACCGTCACTTTTGGGTGTTCCTGGATAAAGGAACCAATCGCCTCAATATATGGTTGCATTGACTTTATTAACGACTGAAAAGCAGGCATCAAGCTTTTGCCCAGAATTAAAGCAGTTTCCTGCATCCGAATCTGCAAAGCTTTCATCTGTTCTTGCGTCGTACTCATCATTTTGCCAGCATCTTTATCGACTTCACCGCCGCCATTTAAAGCTTTATCACGAATGGCAATATACTTATCATAGTTCTGCATTTGAGCATTGATGTAGCCTTGTGCTTGCATATCTGTAAATAAAGCACTGGTCTTAAATTTATCGCCCTTGGTTAAGTCTTTAAAAAACTTAGTCAAATAGCCAAGTAAATCACCGCTTGCCAGACCTTTTTGAATCTGGTCTTTCATGTTAATGCCCATTTTAGCAGCATTAGTAACAAATTCTTTTGAGGTTATTTTTTGCAAGAAGTTTTTCTGATTATTAAAAGCTTCCTCGGCACTACCAGCACCGATACGCGCAACCTCAGCACCAGCAGCTAAAGCCGCTAAACCTTTTTGTCCAGTAATTCCAAGACTGGCAGCACCTGCGGTTACTGTTGGTAAATAGGCGGCCATATCTTTAAATTCAACATTCCCCTCTTTTGATGCAATCAACACTGCATCCATGGCAGCAGCACCTTCGCTGGCAGTTATTTTCAAATTGGAATTAACTGCATAAAGCGTCTTGGCTACATCCTCAATATTGCTACCCGTAGCAGTTGCAGTTTTACCCATTGTTCCCAGCATATTAATAGCCGTTGAGTAATCCATTCCAGCTGCAGTTAGAAAGCCTACACCCTTGGTTAAGTCACCCTGTGTTTGGTTGGTTAGTTTAGAATATTCAGCAACTTTTTGATTTAATTCAATTTGTTGTTGCTTGGTTAATCCAACAGTATTCGCAATCAGTTGTTGCTGATATTCAGCTTCCGCAGCTTGCTGGATTGGTTTACCTACCATATAGCTAAATCCAGCAGCTGACAATGCTGTATTACGTACAGAACTAAATGATTGCTCTACATTTTCACGCGATGCACGTAGTGACTTCTGAGCATTTAGCAGCTTGTTATATTTTGCTTGTTGCGCTGCAGTTTTTGTAATTTGTTGCTGTAATTGACTTTGCGATTGATATAAATTTTTAGTATCAACACCTGCAGCTTTGAGCGCACCAGATGTTTGTTTTAATTTCTCCTGCTCCATTGTTAACGAACTAGCTAACTTTCCAGCTTCATTTTGTGCCTTTGCAATATCAGCGACCATTTTTTTAGTTGGTACACCGACCGCGCCAATTTCTTTCTGAAAATTTAAAACCTCTTGTTTTGCTGATTGAAATTTATTTTGTAAATCAGTAGTTTTACCGCTTAATTTCTCAAAATTATGAATTAATCCCTGCGTTGAATTTAGTTTTGCCAACTGTTGCTGCATCTGCATCATACGCGAATTAGCAGAACTAAATGCACCGCTAAACTGGCTGCCTAATTTAGCACCAATTTCAAAAGCAACTTGAAATACTTTACCCGCCATGATTAAACTCCAGTTTATTGTATTTTTTTATGAATTTGTGCTATAATAATTAATCTTTTGGAGATTATTATTATGCTGTATTTATTTTTACTCATTCTTATGATTATTTTAGTTCCAGCACTAATAATTGCTTATAGTGCCGGATTTATTGCTGCCATTTTTGATATTATTCGTCTGCATAAAAAACCACAAAAAGAGCCGTATAACACTTGGCTGCCAGATAATTACAAAAATAATTAATCGCTAGTAGTCTCAAGTACACTATTGATAATCTCAACTAACTCTATCAGACTCAAATTCTCTAAATACTCAATACTAGTATAAAGTTTTTTGCTTAATGTAATAATGATTTTTCGCAGTACTCTTATGTCCTCTAGCCATGATCCAAAAAATTGCGCACCCCAGCTACCAATGTGTACATTTCACTAATGCTTAATGACTCAAAGAACTCCAACGGCTTATCTGATACTGACTGAGCCAACATAATCACATACTGATTTTCAAAAATTGGGATTCCGATAAATTCCGGATTTTCCTGTTTGAATCTGCGATCTACTTCAAATGACTTTTTAGCATTGATGTTTTCGAGATTCAATTCAATTTCTTTAACTTCTTGCCCTTCCCACTTTACGGGTTTTTTAAATTTGTGTAACATATTAATAAATCCTTAAAAACCCAGATACTCAATCTGGGTATACAATTAAATACCGACTTTACTCATCGCAGCTTGTACCGCATCACTGCCACCAGAACGCACCGAACCAGCAATACCCGACAATCCAAGATTATCCGCAACTTCTGAAAGTAGATTTTGCCCACCACCAACGATTGCTACAAAATTGATCTTGTCAATTTCATCAATAACCACGCCGTTTTGCTTATATTGATAATATGTACAATCCACCTCAATTTTAGGGCTGATTTTCTTGGCGGGCTCCCATTTACCACCTTCTTTAGTTAACACGCTGCCCGTCAGAGTTACCACAATCGGTACATTTGTGCGGGTATTACCATCAAATACCTCCAGATTACCATAAGCTGATAAACTCACAACGCCACTGGCTGGGATGGTTAAAAATACTGTGCTGGGGTTTAAAAACTCGATCGGTACTTTAATCGCCTTAAAATGCCCAGATGCAGGGGCTTCATATTCTCCGGCGATTCCGGCAGCTGAGATAGTCTCAGTCATTGCTTCAAGTTTTGGCAGCTCAATTGTAGCTGTTGCATAATCCGGCTTACCACTTACGTAGAGCCGGAAATTGGTTAATTTTTCAGGTACTGACATATTTACTCCTATGCCGAAATATTAGACAATAAGCTAGTGTCAAATTCCAGCGTGAAGAGAATATCTTCTGCCGGAATAGGTCCTGCCAGCTTCAAGCGAAATTTAATCTTACCCGCGATGAGATCAGTTAATTGATTCTCAGCTTTGTTAAATTCAACTGAGCCACCAAGTAACACCCCACGCGCGGTTAAACCATTCAGCCAAATATTAATTGACTTCACAACATCATCAATTAGCGGGCGATTGGTCGGATCATCAACTTTTTTCCAATAAGTCAGTATTAAAGTATTACCAATCCAGTTGAATAAATTCCGTTGCTGGCTGAATACTTTTACTGGGTCAGTTGATGCTGGAAATGCGCCGGTACGATTACCCCACGCAGTCCATTCAATAAAATTCAATGCAGTGATAATACCATTCTCATTGAGATAATTTGCTTGGCGCTGCTCTAGATTAACTTGCTGACTATTGACATAGTAGCTATCCATTTGTAAAGCTTTATTTGAGCTTGACACATGTGGCGAATTATTTAACCCCGCAATCCGATGAGTTAAGCAAGCAAACTGCGTACTTAAGCGATATCGTTTGCTACCTAAGCCGACGCTACCAAGACAAACATCTTCATATTGTGAAGTATAGTTACTTTGCACTTTTTTGGCTGGTGCTGCAGCATAATTGTCAAGCGCGCTATCATCTAAATCAACTACGGCAGCTGCGCCGAATAATCCATTGACTTTATTAGCTTTTGCTTTCATTACCGCTTCAATTTCGCTGTTTTTAGAATATTCAGGACAAACAATTTGCATAACAACTTTACGAGTTTGCGGAAATACCTGATCAACCAGCCATAGTCCAGTATATTTACCAGTGGCATTGTTGTAACCACCGATAATGTCATCGGCTGTCACTTTACTAACATCAAGACGATTAAGACTAATACTAAGCGTATCAGTAGATTCAATCAATCCATCAGTAATGATGTTGATTCGGCATAAACCAGTATCAGTAAATTCAAGACTATAATCTTCACCCAAAGTCATTGTGTCAGTTCCAACTTTAACAACCACAGTTGATAAAATTACTCCTTTAGCTACCAAAGTAGCTTGATTATTGACAATAACCGCGGATTCAATTACTGTTGTGTAATGCTTAGCCGGATCAAGAACATTGACCAAAACAATCGGCGCAGAATTCATCAAGCTAAATTCACAGTCAATCACTTCTGATAGAGTGTAATCAGTAAAATTGTCTGACTTACCGAAAAAACTAATCGCTTCATCATAGGTATTGCATAACTTAATCTGATTGACATTGCTAGTATCCGCTAAATTAATCGGTGCAGTACCGACCGCGAAAATAAGATTAATATCACTAGCAACAGGTGCTAATAGCTTCGTATCCGCTACATTAAAACTAACTCCATGAGTCATAATTTACTCCATAAAAAATTAATTGGCAATAAAAAAACCGCCCGAAGGCGGCTGTAAATATAAAAATACCATTTATGCTATAATAATCACGTCATGTGCGACCAATAGCACTTTCTTGAGAGTTAGAATCGTTTAAATTACAGAGTAATAAGGACATTTTAATTTTTTGGGAAAGGAGAACTGCTATGATTATGACTATAGTAATACTATGTCTGAAAATAGTAGTGCTAGCGTTGAAACTAGCACTCGCGCTTTTGGCTTAGCTCTGGCAAGAGAGGTGGTACAAACACCTCTTTTTCCTTTCGTCATTTTATAGCAATTCTACCTAATTAGTCAAACTATTTAATTAAAATAATAAATCTAAACAATACCAACTACTCATTAATGTTTGGTTGGTTCGGTCAGGAGCAACGCAAGATCATCGGCATCAACATACAGCCGATCTTCATGTTCCAAAAAACGTACCATTCGACCATTAAAATAATCACTAAATTTCTCTGCCATTTTATGCTACCTTATTTAAAACTGTATTAATATCAATCTGATACACCTCTTTCCATGCCTGCGCAGGATATGAATGCACCACCCCATAGCGTTCATCTGGAATATCTTTCATTACCAGACCATTACGATTACAATAATAAGTTAATTTCAAACCGCTAACTTTTAGATGTTTCAACCGACTTTGTATTGCAAGCACTGTAGCATAAGCATATTCTGGAGCTTGGTTAACTATTGCCAACTTAGCTTCTAATTGGCGTACCTTTTCATTAGTTCGAGCAAGCTTACCCATAATGCTAGCTTCGCGGCTGGTGCTAATTTGCCCTTTGGTTTTAATCGCCTCATCGCGCTCAAATTGCAAGCGCTCTTTTTCTTCCTCAGATTTCAGCGCCATCAGCAATAAATCCTTACGCGATAGTTCGGCTGGCTGCTGAACTGTTGGTGTCATTCCTCCGCGGCGGTGAGCTTGCCATTCTTTGATAATCGCATTACGTTGTATAATTGAGTAACCAGAAGTTAAAGTTAAGGTTAGTTCTTCATTGAGCAAGTACATTGGATAAGCCTTGCCTGTACCAGCTTTGTATGATGTTTCTATCACAGCGCAATTTTGCGCTCTGATATCTATACCTAGAGCCTCAAGCATTACACGAATATCACGCATTACATCTTTATGCTCTTTGCCAGTTAATTGAGCAATCTCCAAACTACTCATAGTTTCAACATTAGTTCTTAAATTGAACACATCTATATACTCGCGTCCAAAATCTTCGCAAAACTCTCTTAAATACTTTTCTTGAACATAAGTTTGCTCGTCAATCTTAACAAAAGCCTTTGGACCATAAGTATAGCCAATCTCAAAGATCGCTATATTATAGCACTCCAGTATATTTACCGAAATCAGGCGTTGTTTAGGGTTAATGGTGATTTTTTGGTTATTGAATACAATAACTTTATGATCAGGTATATTAGTCATGATGATTTTCCTAGAAGAAAAGTGTACTAATTCCCTACCTTGTGGGTAGGGTTGGAGCTTAGTACCACCGCTTCTAGACGGCTGTTGCTTATTGGATATTCGGCAACACTCCAGCCCATTGCTGTAGAAATAAAAAAAGCCATTGAACAGTTGGCGCTGCTAGAAGTTAATTATAGGAGGTACTAATTCCTAACCCGTATTATATCACACCATTTTGTCATGCCAATAAAAAAGACCAAGTAAAAACTTGGTCTTTTAATACACGTTAGATCTAGTGTATCATATATTTTAATAATCCAGCGATAGCTAAGATGGTTGCAAAACCAGTTCCGGCTATCCATTTGATTAATTCAAACTTTAATTCAGCAATTGTTTTATCTAATTTTTCATTAGTAACTAAGTGTGTTTTCTGCTTTTCTTCAATATCAGTCACAATTGTTGCAATAGCTGTAATTTGTTCATCATTGAATTTGGCGTCTTTTAATTGTTTGATATAGTCAATAGTGTGCATAGCTTATATACTCTTTAATATTGTTGTAATCTCGACCATTACCGCAATCGCTTCATTAGCAAATCAGCTTATTCAATTAATCAAATTGTTTAAGTAGTTTTTTCGCCACCCTTCGGGGGTGGCTTTTTTCTTTAATCTGCTGGTATTATATCACATCTTTAAAATTTTATTAGGTTTTAACACGGCTATTAATCTCTGTATTATCTCTTGGTTCGTTGCTTTCATCATCTTCATCACTTTTAATGATTGTCTCAAAATTAAACGGATCCACGCCAAGAATTAAAACAACAATTACAACCCACCATGCATGATACACTACAACAAAATAGCCGCCGACACCCAATATAAACATGTTCCAAACCATTAGCATACAGAATACTACACAATTAAAAGCTATTTTATCCATGATTTATTACCCTCAAAATATTTGGCAACTCATAAATCAGCTGAGATAATACGCCACAACAAATTGCAAAATAGAGAAATGCTCTAACCGCTTTACTACGTTCAATAATTTTAAACATTTTATTTATATTTCCCTTGACATTTAACATTAACATAACTTATAATCCTCTTCGTAATCCTCTTCGTAATTCTCTTGTTATTGAATGAAAAAACCCCGACATATGAGCTTCCAACTCGTCGGGGTTTTTGCTTTGCGATACTTCATTATTTCATATTCAATGGACAAATAAAGCAATAATGCCTTTTAATTGCCAAGCTATCGGCATTAATATAGTAATACAAATCAATGCACCCCAAGCAAACCATCTAAACTTTGATTTATCTTCTATTTTATCAGCCATTTGATTAGCTCCCTTATTGACAAAAAGCCATAATTTCAATTATAATTACCTCCTATTGAATGAAAAAACCCTGACATATGAGCTGCTAACTCGTCGGGGTTTTTGCTTTTAATAATCTCTATTTAGCTCGGATCATACGGCTCCACTGCTTGTGGTAAATTCCAGTCTGTCTCCACTCCAGCAAAATACTGCGGATGTGGCTGATCATTAAATAATCTGATTTTTATCGGATACTCCATCCTAAATTTACCCGCCACTACAGGGTTTTTAGTGAAATAATCCTCCAGTTTTTCCGCAACATCAAGCACATTATTTATACCGACCGCCGGATTATCATTTAGCATACCGATAACAAATGTAATTCGTGCTACTTTGCCCTTTTCAGAAAACGGCTCATCCGTGTTGGTATCGTCGAATTGAACTACAATCGCGGGTAAATCGGGCACTGGCTGACTATCTGGAGCTAATCCATTTGCTTGTTTTGGTGGCTGCTTTTTAAACGGTAAACGATACGGATAAACTTTTAAACCATCAATTTCGATAATATTATCAGTTATACATAGCTCAAGCTCTGCAGTTAATGAACTGATCAACTCTCTAATCATTATTACACTCCAAGAACTTTATCATCTGGCAAGCGATTAATCCTATTAACTTCGTGTTCAAGCCGCTTAAAGAAATAGCTAGCACCTTTTTCTTGAACACTATCAGATACTAGTAAATTTTGCGCCATCTGCGGAATTGATGGTCCATACAGCTGGGCAAGTGGATAACGAGCATCCGTTGAACGCCGAAATACACCCATATAACCGCTCTTTGTCTGATTAACAAATGCTCCATTAATTGTTTTCTTTCCACCATTGCGCATAACAGCAACCGTTAAGGGCTGAAGCTTACTCTTTTTCTTCTTGCGTGGTTTAACGCTAGCTAAGCGCCGTTTATTAAGGTCAAATTTAATCAGCGGAGTTGGTTTTCCTTCCAAAAATATCCGTCCATTCAAAGTGGTACGATATGATGGTTCGATTTCTATTAAATTCCGCATCTCACTCTGACGGACGAAATACTGGGTGGTAACTTCCTCAACCACAATCTGGCGCATATGGGTCAAACTGCGGTTGATAGCCTGCGAAATAGCTCGCGGCGCACCATCCTTAATATGTTTTAATCCATTGATAACATATTGTAATTGATTTTCATCAATCTTAACGCTAATCATTTCTCACCTCAATATTTTCTGGTTAATGTGGCAGTGATAATTCCAGCAATGTTTTTAGCCTCAAAAATCTCCCACTCCTGCGTATCAACCACAATCACGCCACCAGCGACTATATCAAACTCCAGATCATTTGCCTTTAATATTAACTCGGCTTTTTTTACACTAACCGAATTATCAAACTCAGTTAGTTGTGTGCCATCGCTCCATTTTTCGCTACTGATTTCCTTAACGATACTCACAACATCGCTACCAGCGACATTATGAGTTTCCGCAAATTCATCAAGATTAAAAAACACGCTGCAGTCTAGCGCTACCTGCTCAGCAAAGCTCATGTTATTTTTTGCCTGTTTTTTTGGCTTCAGTATCGTCCGCCTGAGCTTCCGAATTTGGCATATTATCCACCAAATCAGCAATTTTCATATCAGCTAAACGCTTGGCATCATTAACGTCCATTTCGATTACTTCACCAGAATAATGCAAACAGCCATTATGTTGAACAGCTCCAGATAGCTTCACTTTCACCAGATTAATTTGTTTTTCACTCATGATTTTTTAACTTTCAAAAAAAAGCGGTATCACTACCGCTCAAATTAACATACGTACATTGTGATGAATGAATCAACGATATTAATCACCGGCAAGCTGCGACTGACAATATCCAACCCTTTGGTATTACTTCTTAAGTCAACAAATTCACGCGGTACATATTGTTCTGCGACAGTGACAAATTGTTCAGATTTATCCAAATAAGTCACAGCACCATACATCATCGAGAATGCCTTAGCAATATCACTACCAATTGGTAACTCAATAACCGCATTGTCTGGCACAACCTGCATACTAGTTCCAGTTACTGGATCAATTGTCCAACCATCATAAATGAATAGATCAAGATTAGCTTCATTAATCCGTCCAAGATAGGTAATATCTTCATTCACAATACGTGGTGTCATTTGTCCGAAAGTATAAGCTGGATTGTTATACCAAAATTTTTCCTTAATATTTGGATTAGCTCTAAATGCTTTCCACGCATCAATCCCCATAAATGCGATTCCAGGAGCAATCCCTGAGCGTTCCATTATCTTACGGCGATTTGCCACCAGCTGCATAATTGGATCACTTGATGAGTTAGTCCATAAATCAGTACCAGATAAGGTGATAATACAGTCGGCTGACATTCCGTAATCAATATTGAGCGAAGTATCTTCATCATAATTTGCAATTGAATTAACTTTACCAGTTAATAACAAATTACGAATCATATGCTCTTGACGACGCTTAATCGTATCCAGAATATCTTTCATGTCCTGAGCTTGCACAAGCTGGGCACGTTGTGCCGGAGTAAGTCCACCGCTGAAAATTGGCTCACCAGCAACCCGTTTTGCCACCGTCTCAGGTGTAATTGAACGACTAAAGCCGACTTTAGCCGGAATAATTTTATCCGTGCTATATGGTTCGCGTGTTAATTCGCGTAGCTTGCCGTACGGCGATACTAATGGCGCAATTTTGCGACCACCTTTTACAGTATCAAAATAGACCTCATCGGTATTACTAACGTTTTTTTGATTAAACGGAAAGAACGTATCAACTAAAAAGCTGTCAATCGGCTTTAAAAGTCTAATTTCTTGCAATAACGTACCCGTGCGGGTCATGTCAAAAGTTGGCATAATTTCATCCTTAGTTATTAAAAAACCTGTTAAAGCAGGTAGATGTAGATTTGTTTAATTATAGTACTTGTTTAAAGTAGATACCGAGCTTGCGCGCATTGATTTTATGCACGATATTGCTGCAATTATCCGCTGAGTTTTTCCAGATAACCTGATTAGGATTAAATGTACCCTCGGTATAAACCAAGCCAGTTGTGGCAGATGAACCGACTGTTATATCTTGCGTGGCAATGGCAAAGATAATTTCGCTCCCATCTGTTTTACTACCATCACAAAACACTAATTGATTGTTTAATACCGCCAAAGCATGACCACGCTTAATTGTCTGATTTGGTGCAATTGGAAAATATTCAGTTACGACATCTTTATAATCATCTAACACCAAACTATCTGCTTGAGTGCTATCAATCGTTGTTGATCTTGGCATGTTTATTCCTTTTTAAATTATTTAACTAAGTGTGCAACCGACTGAAACAGCTTAACTTCTGCCTCATCAGAGCTATTCGCATTTGGCTGCTCAATCCCAGCATGAGCATGTGCAATTCCAACACCAGTAATATTATTAACGCCGCTCGCTTGAACTCCATCAACATAGTCTTGCTGCTGCTGAATAATTTTAGCTTTGTTGGCTTTGGCTAAAGCAATGGCAAAATCACCAGCCGACATGAATGTCTGATATTTCGCTTGATTAATTAGATCTTCATGTCCAGCTTCGGCTAATTCATCAATCGCTTGAATACGCTCGCGCTCTTCATTGACTGCAGCTTGGTAGACTGCAGGATATTTTGATTTTAAATCTGCTAAAGACAAATCCAGCTGAGGATTGGCTGCAGCCTGTGGTGCTTGGTTATCTGCTTGGTTTGTTAACATTGATGGCTCTCCTGAAAATTTGTTAATAATTGGTTGTTGTGCTGACTGTGACAATTGCAAAGCTAAAGTCTGCTGAGGTTGCGGCATTAATTTAGCTAAATTTAATTTATCTTTAAATTGAGTTACATCAACACCGCCCCAGATTAATTTATCGCCCGACATCTGAGCAGATAACTGTTTTTCATTCTGTAGAATCTCATCGACAAAACCAGCAGCTAATGCTTCTTCAGCAGTAAAATAGGTTTCAGCATCCATAAGCTGTTTAATTTCTTCTGCTGTTTTTCCAGTTTTTTTAGCGTAAATATCATTGGCTATAACTCCGATTTTATCGAGATAATCCGCTTTCTCACGTAATGCGTTGCTGTCTCCCATGGCAATAGTCCAAACATTATGAATCATAAAAACCGCAGCTTCTGACATCTTAACTTCATCAGCAGCTAAAGCAATTACACTTGCTGCACTCATTGCCACACCATCAATAACTGCGGTAACTTTCTTATCATGTTGTTTGATTAGCGAATAAATTGCATAACCACCGTAAACATCGCCACCGTAGCTGTTAATGTGAATTGTTAATTCTTTGCCACGCACTTCTTGCAGAGTTTGTCGGACTTGGTTGGTAAAAATCCCGTCATCAGCCCAACTTGAGTAATCGGTATTGCTGACATTGCCATAAAAATACAATTCGGCAGCAGTATCGGTTTTAGTACCCGAATTAAAAAACCAGCCTTGATCAGCTGGCTGGTTGGTCTTGTTTGTCATTTTTACTCCATAAAAAATTAGCTTACCAACATTATTTATTTGTTTTATCATTTTTGTGGTTTTCAATCCATGACCTGAGTACTGGCATGGCACTTTTAATAACGCCTGCTACAATGAATGCATAAAACATCATCTGTAACGATGGCGAGTCACGTAAAACTTCTAGAATCATTACAAAATACCTATTACTATAAAAATTCATTTATGATATAATTCCTTTCGTTGAAATGAAAAAACCCCGACATATGAGCTGCTAACTCGTCGGGGTTTTTGCTTTGGACATTAAAAAACCGCCCGAAGGCGGCTGGTTAATGTTTGGTTGGCTCAGTCAGGAGCAACGCTAAATCATCGGCATCGATATACAGCCGATCTTCATGTTCTAAAAAGCGTACCATTCGACCATTAAAATAATCACTGAATTTTTCTGCCATTTTATGCCACCTTATTTAAAACGTTATTGATATCAATCTGATAAACATCTCGCCATGCCTGCGCTGGATACGAATGCACTACCCCATATCTGTCATCGGGAATATCTTTCATTATCAGACCATTACGATTACAATAGTAAGTTAATTTCAAACCGCTAACTTTTAGATGTTTCAGTCGGCTTTGCACTGCAAGTACCGTTGCATATTGGTATTCTGTCTTAGGTGAGCTTAATTTAGCCTCAAGTTGGCTAATCTGTTCATCTTGCCATTTGATTTTATCATTAGCACGTGCCAGTTTCCCCATTACTGAAGCCTCACGCGATTCGCTAATCCACGACTTGCAACGAACTGCCTCATCGCGCTCAAATTGCAAGCGCTCTTTTTCTTCCTCAGATTTCAGCGCCATCAGCAATAAATCCTTACGCGATAGTTCGGCTGGCTGCTGAACTGTTGGCATCATTCCTCCGCGCCGATGTGCTTGCCATTCTTTGATAATCGCATTGCGTTGTATAACTGAGTAACCAGAGGTTAAAGTTAGGGTTAGTTCTTCGTTTAGGTTATAGCATGGATAAGTTCGTCCACGGCTGTCTTTGTAATCTCCACAAAACTGTGGAGATTGAATATTCAACTGTTCTAACATGTTTTTTATATCACGCATTACAGCATCATGACGTTTGCCAGTTAATTCCGCAATCTGTAAACTGCTCATAGTTTCAACATTAGTTCTTAAATTGAACACATCTATATACTCGCGCTCAAAATCTTCGCAAAACTCTCTTAAATACTTTTCTTTAACGTAAGTTTGCTCGTCAATCTTAACAAAGGCGCTTGGACCATAAGTATAGCCAATCTCAAAGATCGCTATATTATAGCACTCCAGTATGTTTACCGAAATCAGGCGCTCTTTAGGGTTAATGGTGATTGTTTGGTTATTGAATACAATAACTTTATGATCAGGTATATTAGTCATGATGATTTTCCTATCAGAGAAATTGTTACTAATTACTACCGTGTTGGGTAGGGTTGGAGCTTAGTAACACCGCTGATAGACGGCTGCTATTTATTGGATATTCATAGCACTCCAGCCCATTGCTGTACAAATAAAAAAAGCCTTTGAACGTGGCTAACGCTATCAGTTAATTAAAGGAGTTACTAATTCCTAGCCCGTATTATATCACACCATTATATTTTAAATAACCATTTTGCAAATGCCCATGATATTGGTAGCAATAAGATGCCGATCCATGAAATCACTATAACTTCAATAACAAATCGGCGTAAATTTCTGCCTTTTTCTAATAACTCACACACTTTAAAACCCATTTACTTAAAAAATATCTCTAGAATCTTTGGTAACCCAAAAGTAGCAAACATCATAATTAAAACGCCCCAAAGTAAAGCTAATAATGATTTTGATTTACTAATTAGTTTTAGGCACATATAAAACCACCTGTTCAAATTAAAATAAAAATTATTTTCCTGTTTTATGATAAAATTCCCTCTGATACGTTATAAAAAAACCCCGACATATGAGCTGCTAACTCGTCGGGGTTTTTGCTTTGCTACCTTATCTAGCTTTGATTTGGTGGAGAAACATTAGTTTCACTCACGATTTTACGAATTTCGTTCATACTTTTCTCTTCGGCAATTCTAGTGCCAACAACTTCGTCAAAATTCATACCAGTCAACGTCATAGCCTCGCGCTCGCGGGTTGATAATGCAGCTTCAATTCTAGCTATCGCTGCCGTTACTGCTTTATTAGGATCAATCTCAGGCATTGAACTACCATAAAAATTAACCCCTAGCCACGCTTGACGCGCCAACGGATTATCTAAGAAACCTGGCAAGCTCAGACGCCCAAATACTACAGCTTCGGTCATCCATTCTTTGTACACCGGCAGACAAAAATTAGCTATCAGCCAATCACGGCGATTGTAGAACATTTGCCAAGCTTGTAAAATTGCGGCACGGCTAGCGCTATAGCTTGATTGAAAATGTTGAACCAAAACCTCATACGGCACCTCTATAGCAACCCCAATCTGGCGAATAATAGCCGTAGTAAACGCATCAAACTGCTGATTTGGACGGCTTGGGTTGGCTATTTCAATACTTTCACCCTCATCTAGTTCATGAATCGCACCTGGAGCAAGCTTCATATCAGTTGGTTTTTCATTTGGTGACTCCATGCCTGACGGATCTGCTTGCCCCTCGGATTCTGATTCTGTCGGTGGCGTCCATTCTGCGTTATATTCTGGCGCTGCTTTCTTAATGAATATCGTAAAAAACGCTGATAATACTGCAGCATCAAGTTCCGCATCGGCATATCTGGTCAATTGCTTAACTTGCTCAATTATTCCAGAGATTAACGGAATTCCACGCCGTTGTTCTGGGCGTTCTCTCGTCATAAGATGTAAAACATTCGCACGACCGTTTTTGGTATACGCTTCCACACGAGCAAATTTAGTCTCATGGTCAAGCGGTGAATTACGCTGCTTAATATGATAAGCAATCGGCGCGCCATAGGTATCAGATTCAATACCCTCCAGAATATCTTTGGTTATATCTGGATTAATCGGATTAGTCACGCGATCTGATTCCAGTAACTGTAGTTTCAAGCGGTAACTATTACCGCTGCGTAATTTTTGCGGCAATAGAACAAAACAATCACCCGACATCAGCATCGACAAGAATGCTAACCCCTGCATTTCGTAGAAATTTACACTATTACCAATGTCGCAACTATATTTATCATCAGCCCACAGTTTAAATTCACGCTCAATCGTCCGCTCAATTTGACTAGCTTCATCACGTGAAATACCCAAATAATTGTAGTCAATCTGTGAATTAAGCATTAATCCCGAGCCAACCACATTGGTAACTAATTTATTAATCGCACCACGAGGCAATCCACCACCAACATATAGAGCTCGGGAACGATTGCGTAATATTGGTAAATTTGCGGTTATATCCTGATCTGCAGTTTGGCTAAAAGGCTTCCAACCTAAGAAGTTACGCTTAGAAGTTGATGCACCAGCGCCAGCATAGCCAGAGCCTGACATATACATTTTTGCTTTATCAATTGCGGCTAATTTTGTTTTAGCCAGCTCTCGTTTTAAAACCCAATTCGGTGCAATTTTTGCAAATATATTCATCCCTGCGGTACTCCATAACGAACTTTGCGACCTCTGCCAGATAATTGGTTTACTGCTCGTTGCCAATAGCTAATTCGCTCTTTAATCTCAGAAGCATTAGCTCTAGTTAATTGTCTATCGCCCAGCTGATAACTTTTGCTAGTCGCTAGAGCTAAGTCTGCCTTTAGCCAAGCATCTAAATGTATTTTGGCAGTTGCTAAATCCATTCTTATAACCTTTACAATAAAAAAACAGCCAAGGATTAGCTGCTTTAATCAAAATTTATTCCGCGCGATAAAGTTCTACGTTTACGCTTCACAGGTGGAACTCGTGAAGTTAATGGAACAGCATCCTGCGCCGGCTGCAGTTCTGGACTTTTGGCTAAATCAGTAAGCTCAGGGTTTTCTACTATCGCTTGCTTAAGATTTTCAACTGCGCTATTTTGTAAGCGCTTATGATTTATCTTAGCAAGATATTCTAGCGGTGGATTACGAATCCGTAGCGCCGCCAAATTATAGACAGTCAAATCCAGCGCTTCATTCCGTGCTGATGGATAGATTTTTTCCCAGACATCAATATAACCTCGACTGGTTTTGCGTTTGACTTTATGCTCAGACAACAACATTTCAAAATAACTCTGATCACAGTTCATATCTGGATTACGCGGAAAATGCATAAATCCAGCACCAACAAAATTATTTCTTAATCGATGATGAATTACATCTTTTGCATTGTGTACCCCAATCATGAAGTTCATTACTTGCTGCCGCCCAACTTTGCTATGTTTACCGACTACCGGCACGCCGCCAAGTTGGTTGCTCCCTTTAATTGAATAAACATTTCTTTTGGCTAATTGTAATTGCTTAACAAACTTGTAAACTTCTTGTGTAAAATGTCCACCGCTATCAATTACGACACAATCAGCTATAATCGGCGTACCATCAGCATAATTAAAGCTCTGAAAAATGTGTGTTTCAAGTTCTTGCCAAAACACAGAACTAGTTAAATCACCAAATAATTTATAGTACTTGATAACCCAAGATTCTTCACCAACTCCCCAGCCTGTGAATTGAAGCTCAAAGCGATTATCTTGCACATCGACCGCGCAAGTTAAAAGCAGAACTTTATCCGGAACTGCAGCCGGATAATCTTCACGATGTGATTCAAGCTCACCAACATCAATTTCAGAATAATCCTCTTCGAATGACTCACCGAGTTTCAAATTGATAAATTCGCGTAATTTTTTACGGTCACGAGTTTTAGTCGCTTCGTGAAATTCTGCAACTAACTCCTTAAATTTTAACCATGGGCTATAAAGTGACGAAATATGAAAGCCAGCTATTTTTTTATGTGGCTGTGTCTTAATCCACTTGCCCGCAGCGAGCATCTCAGATTTATAACGGTCAGTAATATGATAAAAGCACGCTGGACATTCCAAATGTACCGACTCATCAATTGGTTCGTTGTTCTCATCTTTATCCCAACGCATTTGCGACCAATTGAGTACAAATTCATGCCCGCAATCTGGACACGGCACATTGTAATAACGTTTATCAGTGCGCTCGAACCATTCTTCAATTTGTGAATTACCTCTAACTGTAGGTGTTGATAATAGGAAAATTTTCTTATTGTGAAAATTAGTTGTGCGTTGCATTGCCAATTTAATAGGATTTCCCTCGCCACCAACTTCTTTTGGAAAGCGATCTATCTCATCAGCTAACAAAATTCGAATTGGTTTACTAGCTAATTTTGTCGGCGTGCTTGCACCATGAATTGTTATATAGCCACCAGTAAAATTCTTTAAGCCAATTGTATTATCACCATCTCGGGATTTATTACCAAATAATTTACTTAATACAGGAGTGTCATCAATCGTTTTTTGAATCCGCGTCTTGCTAAAATCTTCCGCATTTCCATCAGTAGGTAACAAATACATTATTGACGACGGATCCTGATGTACGAAATTCCCCATGACGTTTAACGCTATTTCTGTTTTACCTACCTGCGATCCGGCCATAAAAACAACTAGGTTACTATCGCGATTAAATTCGTCCATGATTTCTTGAGAGTATGGTGCGCGAGAAGTTCTCCACCGCCCCGGCTCTGGTCCAGTTCCACGAGCAATATAACGATACTCATCCGCCCATTGGCTTACAGTTAATTTTGGCTGTGGTTTTAATACGGCAATAAAAGCTTTAATAATTTTACCGACAACCATTTTTTATCCTAACCTAAGCTTTCCCCTGCAGGATTAAATTGATAATAATCAAAATCATTTAACAAGCAAAAGGCTTCATTAATTGCATTATGAATAATTAATTCAATCTGGCTAATGCTTTTCCCTTCACACTCAGGTGCGACTTTTGCCGGAATTGAAAATAACTCCGTCCTCATAACAGTAGCAACAGTTTCAACTTCTTTGATAACGTCGTCCACTGAAATTAAATTACCTTGCATTTGTTCAAAATCAAGCTTTTTAATTTTCGCAAGATAAGTTTGATATACTGCTTTAGCCTGAGCAAAGCTAGCATTAACTCCAATCGTTTTTTCAGCATTTTCGGCAGCTTGCTGCGTTGTTGCTCCACCCAATAGTAAATAATATGCTGCTTCTGCATCTGGCATTATCAATTTATTACCCTGTGCAGGAAGCTTTCCATTTTTTACATATTTTGAAATTGTCCCCTGATTAGCTTTAACCAATGCAGCAAACTGCGTTTGTGATATTAATTTTTTCATAGCTCATTTTTAAAAATAAATTATTCCGAATTATTCCTATTTATTCCAAAGAATACCTGAATATCTTATTGATATAATTAAATCTAATAATTATCTGTTGCAATTTGAAACAGAAAAATTATTCCAAATTATTCCAAACTTTTAAACCTCATAACTAGCGCTAGCGTGGGGTTCGAAAGACCCGCAAGGCTTAAGACCCCCGCCGGGAGAACCTAGTTTATTAGCAATAGTTAATAAAAAAACCAGCTTTATTGCTTAGCTGGTTTTTGTTTAAAGTCTTGTTTTGTTTTATTTTTATTATACTCTAGTGCTTTGATAATGTTGTGCTGATACCATAAATTAATTCCGCGATGAGTGATCTTATAATCACATTCTGGTAGCTCGCCGCTGGCTACCATATTGTAGATCGTCCTGCGAGAAACTCCAAGTAAATCAGCTAGTTTTGTTCTATTTAATAAGACTTTCATTAGTTAACTCTTAAAATGCAAAAAACCACCCTTTCGGATGGCTTTTTTTGCTTGTAATTGTCTCAAGTATGACAATTGTAGCTGATTTGTGCGCCTTCTGCAAATTTTTTTATAAAATACCCCTAGATACACATTCCAAAATGCAGCTATGTATATGTGTGCAAATGAATGAAAATAAATGAAAATCAAACCATTTAAAATAAATACTCCCTCATTGATATTAAATCAATTCAGTATATTAAGTGCAAAATAAACAGAATATCCCCATTAATATCCTGTATAATTTCTCAACTCAATTTAGGAGCAAAAAATGCCAGCGATTCACTATAATAAACTAACAGACAATATGATTAAACAATGGATAAAAAGCCGTCCACCTGTTAGATCAACAATTAACGATGGGCGCAGATTATATTTACGGATGTACAAGGATAATCAACCGTCATTTTGGTTTTTTGTAACATTAAAGACCGCATCCGGTACTAAAAAGACTTGGTATACGCTTGGAAAATATCCTGAGTTAACCTTAGAACAAGCGCGCAAAAAAGCCAATGGAGTTAGAACATTAATTGCGAATGGCATCAACCCAGCAACGTACAGCAGCGATATAGCAAAATTAGGCAAAACATGGGGCGAAGTTCACGAGCTATACAAAGCTGAGCATGTTAGCCGCTTGCGTCCACGGTCGATTGAATCATGGAACACTGTAATGCAACGGATGCAGGTGCTGGATAATGCACCAATTGAGAAGATAACCGAAATTGATTTACAACTTATAATAGATAAAGCTGATAAATCTGGTGCTAAATCAGTTAGTGCTGGATTACTCCAGCGCACCAAACAAGTATTTAAGTGGGCGAAAAAAGAAGGATATTTGACAAGTAATAATTTGATTGAAATGGATCGCACTTATAAAGTTAATGTTGTTGAACGCTACCTGCAGCCACAAGAAATAGCCAGCTTCTATAATCAATTATTTGCCGATAATTCAGTGTTAGCAATAACTAAAGCAGTTTTATATAGTCTATTAGTTTGTTTGAGCCGTAAAAATGAATTGTTAAATCTCAAATGGGAAAATGTTGATATTGAAACTGGGCGAGTAATAATTGAGCAAACTAAAGCCATTAGTAATTTCACTATGATAGTGCCCCAGCAGGTTTTGCAAGTTTGGCTTAATTTACGCAAACTAAACCCAGATAGCCCTTATGTCTTTGCTACTAAGAGCAAGTCCTATCACGAGAGCACATTGCGCAATGATCTAAACTGGACGATTGGGCGCTATGGAATTAAGAAATGGACGCCGCACGATTTACGCCGTACCGGAATGACTTTACTTGCCGAACTTGGACATCGTTTTGATGTGATTGATAGTGCTCTGGGCCATGTAGTCGCTGGGGTAAAAAAGCACTACCTTAAATCTAATTTATTACAAGAGCGAAAAGAGTTGCTGCAAAAATGGGCGGATTATATTGATACGCTGCTAAATACAGAGAATAAGCCAGTCGGTAATAACTGGCTCTGGTATAGTTTGTAAAGTCTAATTAATTGTTTTATTACCGGGATGCTCTATCATCGTCAGATTACAGGCATCACGTAAATCTTGCACACAAACATAATCCAGTCCACTATCATCAGTAAGATAACGCACCGGATTGCTTCCAAAAAATTCAGTTCTTTTTTTCATTTTGCTTGTCCTTTAAAGCTTGTTGAATCATATTTACCGCCTGATTATTATAAAAATGTACGACTACGTCTTTTTTTGAACGTTCTGAGTGTGATAACCGCGCCTCACTGTAATTTTGATTGCCACGAATGCCTAATTTACTGATAATATGCCCAACTGCTTGCGCTGAAACATTCATCCGCAAAGCGATTTGCGCTGGCGATAGTTTTTCATCACGAATTACTGGCAGCATTAATTCTAATGGTAGCCCAGCCTGTTCGTGCAGCAAATGAGCTTTCAATACCTGACGGCTTTCAGCACTGATTTGCAGAGAGTCTATTTGTTTAATAGTAGTTTGCAAGAATGCGGCGTTACGTGGTTTACTGGTTTGCGGTCGTTCGATCTGGAGATGTGGCGTAGTTGGTGGGATTGTCTGCGGTTGGTAATCAATTAATTCCCCGCGCCGATGTGCTTGCCATTCCCTGATAATGGCATGGCGCTGTATAATTGAATATCCTGAGGTGAGAGTGAGAGTTAATTCCTCATTAAGCTCATACATTTTTTCTTTACGGGTGCCAAAACCAGCTTTTACATCATAAGTTACTGTTCTATACATCAAACCCAAATTTGGGGTTAATGCATTTTCCAGTTCAGAAATCATATTTTCTATATCACGTAAAACATGATCATGACGTTTACCAGTTAACTGTGCAATCTCCAAACTACTCATAGTTTCAACATTAGTTCTTAAATTGAACACATCTATATACTGACGTCCAAACTCTTCGCAAAACTCTCTTAAATACTTTTCTTTAACGTAAGTTTGCTCGTCAATTTTAACAAAGGCGGTTGGACCGTAAGTATAGCCAATCTCAAAGATCGCTATATTATAGCACTCTAGTACGTTTACCGAGATTAGGCGTTGTTTGGGGTCAATTGTGATTGTTTGGTTATTAAATAGAATAACTTTATGATCAGGTGTATTAGACATAATGATTTCTCTGTAAAATTGTTTGAAATTTTCCCACGTTTGAAATGGGAAGTTCGGGGATTCAAACACCGTACAGAGTCGGCTGAGCTTATTTACCTTACGGCTATTTTATTCGCTCGCCCCCGAACATTGTTGTAACTTTGAAAGTTCAGAGTTAGTAATGCTGGGTATAGATATAAAAAAAGCCATGTTTTGCGGGATAGGCTGCACCGCTCTGTAAGGATGTTTGAAGTCCTAGCGGTATTATACCGAAATCATGACTTTTCTGTCAATTATGTGTTAAAAACCTCGTCTTTACGCGGTTGGTTTGTCTATATTAGAAATTTGGCTTAATGTATCATTGAATCCATTTTGAATTATCTCTATAAATGTTTTATTACGTTGTTCAGCATCAGCTACAAGTGACCTATAATCTAAAAAGTTGATTATGGCATTAACGCTTTCAAAGTATTTATAGCAGATTGGATTCTTACCTGACACATAAATTTTGTTATATTGTTTTAGCTCTAATGCTCTAATATTATCGGTAAGATCTAAAAATGCATATAGCCATATTCTAGGCTTATTTTTATCAAATGCGTCATTTGTATAGTCAGCATATTCTAATAACTGCTCTTCAGCCCTCGCTGGAGTAATGTCATTATCAGGTCGCTTTAACTCAATAATGATTATGTCATTAATCTTAGTTTTGTCAGTAGAGTTCGCTGTAATCGTCAATATATCAGGTTGAACTAAGTGTTGACTAAGCTGTGGAAATATGGTTTTTATTTGCTCATTGCTAAAAACTTGATCAAAAGACATAAATCTGTCATCAAATAACCATAGGTTATTAATAAATTTAGATATTTTTTGACTGCTACCCTTAGTATATTGTGGAATAATCAGGTTATGTATTTCTTTTTCTAGCTCATTTTTATCTATCAAATCCTTTATTTTATTTATGGTGAAATTACGATATAAAACATATTCTAGCAATACCCGAGAGGAAAGATCCTGTGACTTCTGATAATCTTCGGCAGTAAGCTCAGATGAATTTCGCTTATCCAAGATTTCTAATTGCTGCCTCATAAATAAATTAGCAGCTTTAGATACAATGGTTTTTTCATCAAATTCCATGGCAGAAAACTCAAATATGCCATTTAAATGAGGATACCTTGATTGCAAATTTTGTCTTATCTGATCATTTTTGGTTAGTATTTCAGGATAATCTTTTTGCATAATTTTTTGAATAGTGCGTTTAACCTCATCGGCAATAACATCATGATACAAATCATTAATAATTTCGGTTCTATCTTTAGAAGCTTTATTATCAAAATAACTACTTTCTAAAGCAAGAATAAAATCATAACCATTTGGCAAAGATTTTACGTTTACAATGTGATATTCAATGGTTCTATTGTCAACACTAACAAAACTAATAATAGAAGATGGTTCATCTGACCCCAATTTGCCATTCTTATTTATACTATACCGTAACTTAAATTCAGTAGGATTGAGTTCATCTAACTGTATCGGTATAAGCTGTTCTTTGAACTCAAAAAGATTTGCACGGGTAAGTGATTTCGATGAAGTTTGAACGCACTCACCACTCTTTTCACAAAAATATGACGTGACTACAATCTCAAAATCTACTAAGCTAAATAGTTTTGGATAGTGCTCATACATTAATTTTTGAGTAATATAGTCACATGAATAAAAGTTTTTATCGTGTACCTTACTTCCTGTAAAATCAAAATATCTAATTTTTGTTAAAGGCTCTGAAACTTCATCGCGTTCTATTTTATTATCAACGCCAAGAGAAAAATCATGATTGAAATCAAAACTAACTTTCTTACTACCTGTTTGGCTATCTATATGATGTTTTTTAAAGTACATAAAAGAAGCAAATCGACCTAACCCTTTGTGGTTACTATCTTTTGGCTTAGCTGCTTCGCTATAATTATCAATATTAGTTTGAGTAAATCCAACACCATTATCAATAAACTCAAGAGCGTCAATTATCGTTGTAGCATTAGGCTTTTTTAGATAAATATTAACTTTAATACGGCTAGCACCAGCATCAAGTGCATTTGCCACAGCTTCATAGTAAACATTCATTAATGAAAATTTTGTAATTTTCCCATAAATTATGTTTGCTAAATTATCATTTCTGATGCTCATAACTAGTCGCTCCTTGTAATTTTCAATATTATACCACATGAAAAATCCTTTAATTGGCTATAAGGTTAGTTTAGTAGGAACGGAGCAATACCAAAATTAAAATATCTTCCAACTCCATTATTAAGCATATTTCTCACACAAAACACCATCGCGAATCAAAATAGCTGCTATTTCAGAAGCCAACACATAATCATCGTGATAGAACTTTAGGCGCTGGCTTTCTAATATAGCTTTCTCATTTGCAAGCATTCTACGAGCATGACGAGCTGATATAGTTAAAGCTGCAGCTAATTCCAGATCATAGCGCACAAGGCTATCACGCCATGCTCGAATAATAACCTTGCCAGCTTCGATATTTTCCTGGTATTTTTTGCCGATAGTGATATACTTTGCAAGATTATCCAACGCTGCATTATCATCAAATCTATCCGTAAATCCATAATAAAAATTTAAAATTGAACATTCCAACGCAGAGCAATGCTTTTCAATTTGCGCTTTAATCCGTTCTGCACGCTTGATTTTCTCTGAAAGTGACTCTTTAGCTTCTGGATTAGTTGTTGCATAAATAGTTTCATAATTCGCAGCAGATAGAGAACTCTGCCGTGCAAGATTACAGATATAAAACAGTGCGGAATTAATTGATTTACATTGCATATTGATTACTTTATTAAATTAGTTTCAGCATCATATTTTTTGCTATTAATCAAGCTATTGATCTCAATATTTAGAGCTTCCGCGTCAGATTCAGCACAGTCAATGATAATCCGTGAGCGCTTAGGCTTTGGCGTAACTTCAACTGCCTCAGTTGATAAATTATCAACATCAGCAGTCATTCGTTCAAGCTCTTCATCGCTAAAGCCGAGTAAATCCATATCAAAACCATCTTCAGCCAATAGTTGCAGCTCAAATGCCAGCGCTTCGGTATCCCATGCCGAATTTTCAGCAATTTTATTGTCAGCAATCCGTAAAGCTTTTTTCTGTGAATCAGATAGTCCAGACAAACGAATAGCTGGAATCTCAGTCAAGTTTAATGTTTTGGCAGCTTCAGTTCTACCATGTCCGGCGATAAGAACGTTATCATCATCAAGCAAAACTGGATTTACAAAACCAAATTCGCTGATAGCGTTCATTAATTGACGAATTTGTTCTGGCGGATGCTTCTTATTATTGCGCTCGTAGTACTTGATTTTATTTGGTGATACCTGAATAATTTGCATGTTAACCTCTTATTTTTGTTTAGTAGTTATAGCCAACACAACGGTTTTGCCGCATTTGCTTACCAAGCTCACGACGGCTGAATCGCTCATTGCTATAGCGACCAAACCACCATTTGCCAAATTCATAAAACGACTTAAATGTCGGATTTTCTTGTCTATTCATTTTACACTCCTGAATGGTTAGAACTTTTTAAACGATAATCATCCCAGTTAAAAACCTGTACAAACTTACCCTGCTGCATCCGCGAAATTACCCGATCTCCAAGCTTAGTTTTAAGATCATCAATAATGTTAGTAATCAGCAAAGTTGGGTGCTTTAAGTTATATCTTGTGTTGATAATATCGAATATTTCATTACGGTCAAAGTCACGGTTAGTAACTGCACCCTCATCAATAATCAGCAAGTCAATATCAATAAATCGCTTGATAACTGATTGCTTGCTCTGCGCTTTATTTGCGAAAGTACTCTGAATGGTATTAACAATATCGCTCATTGTTGCGAATACTGCGGTATAGCCTCGGTTTATCAACTCATTAATTATTGCTGCAGCTAAGTGAGTTTTTCCAGTTCCAGTTGAGCCGGTTAGTATTCCGTGAATGTTTTTTGTTTTTACCTGAGCAAAATTTTCTGCGAAAGAGCGCAAATTATTAACAACCCTAGCCTGAGTTTCACCAGCATAAATCACGTAGTTGTCAAAGGTGCAGTGCTCGAATGAGGGGGGAATTGCTGCACGATTTATCACTGCTTTAATTGCTGCTAATTGGTTTTCCTGTTCTTGTTCTTTCCGTTGTTTTATGTAGTCATAATCTCGTTTGTGAGAGACACAAACAGGACAACTAGTAGCTCTGCTTTCACCTTTTAGAGTGAAAGTCGCAGACATAAACTCGCCATGCTCTTCACACACCAAAGTCTGGTAATTATAAAAATGTTTACTCTCACCTACTATTTCGCTTGTACTAATGAAATCTTTACTCATGGTGATAACCCTCAAATACAGAATTGGTTAACAGGAACATCGAAATGCTCTTGTGCATTATCGTATGACTGAGTTGATAAATCGTGATCATTGACCGCTACTCGCTTTCTGCTTTGCATATCCATGAACTTCTCAACATTTTCAATTGAACCAAAGATGTTGCTAATCTGGTTGTATGCCGTTTGGTTTGGATTTGCCCCCATATGCCACTTTGACTTACTGCAACCTAGAATTGCAGTTTTTAAATCTTGAACAGAAAAATCCTGCAAACGCAGCTTAATCATCTTGCTACGTTTTGCATCGAGTTTAGCTTTGTGTGTTTTCATAATTTCTTGCCAGAATAAAAAGACTTCATTAACTTCATCCGATTTATTCAAACTTTTTTTATTTATTTTTTTATTATCTGTATTCTCTGATACTTCTCTGTTATTTATAACTAAAGGCGCTTTCGCACTATCCGTACAGGCGCTTTCCGCCTTTATTAAAGCGGCGCTTTCCGCCGTTACGTAAAGGCGGTTTAGTACTTTACGTAAAGCGCCTAAATTTAGCTGGTAATAAGTGATTCGGTCTATGGTTGTCCAGTGCACGATTGGAGTAGTAATTTCCGATAAATCATCACCTTTTTTGATTTTGGTACTGATTGCAGCGATAGCTGTATCAAACTCACGACGCGAAAATCCAAGCTCTTCGGTCCAGGACTGATCTGTCTGATAAAGCTCATGCTCGCATGGTTCTTTGAATTTGTAAAATGGTGTGTTTTGATGACCACAGCGATAAATTATCTGCTGCAGGAGAATAGACGCAGTCACGCTTCCGGTGATTCGATTAAATTCTTTACGGTAAGGAATAATGCTGGCATCATGTACGAGTACATTGAGCACACTGAGTTCTGATTCTAACATGATATTTTTGTCCTTTAAAACCAATAAGCAGCACAAGAAGTCCGTATAAAATGAATCTCAGGCGGTAGCTACTCCGCCCTTGACCCACAGGACACTTTTTTAGCCAAGACTATCGAATACCAGCCGTGATTACCCTGCTGATATGCCAAATAGTTGGGCTAAAATTGTTTGCTATTTCAAATTAAATTGAAATAAGAATTATTTACTGTGCATTGTTTACTGCTTTTTGTTCTTGTTTGCTCACTATTGAGTAAAGCTTACTCACTACTGAGTATTAATTACTCACTTTTACTCAGTTTTGTTCAATTCTGCTCAAATGTGAGCAATAATGAACAATTGTGAGTAATCCAACACCAAACAAGCTAAAGACGGGTACAAAATAAATTATCAAATAATAATATTTTGCATAAATCAGAAAAATTTATGATATAATGGAATTATCCTGTTAATAACAGGATTCACGATACCATAATGAGATTTATCTCAGCTTGGTTGGAGTGCTATCAGTTTTGGTCGGCGAAAACTTTGGACTGATAGCACGCGCCCCGTGAGGGAAGAACAAACTGGGCTTTCACCAGTGTGCGCTTTTTGTGTTTGGGCTTGCACCAAACCGCTTTTTAAAATTTAAATGGCTAAAATGCCAAATCATCAAATCTTTATTTGTGAATTGAGAGATGAGGCAATTTGATTAAACAACGTATAAATAAAAAAATAGCTAAAGATATAGTTTCATATTTATATATCCAAAATGGTAGTTATAGTAATCAGTATCAATTAACAAATGCATTAATTCATATTGGATATTCAACTGATGCTATCCATCAAACGATAATTGATATGAAAAAAAACAATCTACTGGACAGCTGGACGGAAGAATCATCTGTACCAGCTTTGCCTGCTACTGTTTATTACAGAGTAACAGATAAATCAAACTTATTACTTGAAAATCAAGTAAAACGTAAAATTATCAAAATATCTTACCATCCGCTAATGGCTATTTTTTTTGGATGGTGTTTAGGGATGTTGACTCCATATGCTTATAAATTTCTTGGTTACATTTTAAGGCATTGACCGTTTTTAATTGGCTACGTATATCTATGAATAATGAGAAAAATGCGCTAGACAAATATGCCATTATAAAAAGGCTGATCCTTGTCCATTTGAGATCGTATTTTAGTTCTTTAATTTCTAATTCATTAGATTTATACATTATTAGCCTTTAATTAAAATATTTACTTTTGGGTTAAACTCGATTAAACAACATTAATTTTTTGTGTTTGGGCTTGCACCAAACCGCTTTTTAAATAGGTTATGGCATAATTTAAGTTAATACTTAAAGACTATCTTTAGCTTTTTCCGCATCTATCCGCTTCTTCAAGAGTGTTGCGTAAGCTTTAAGCATTGATGGGCTTTTAATATTATCAACTTCTTTTCGCATATAACGTCTTAACTGACGGAGTTTTGCAATTAAGAATTTTATTAGTAACATATTTTACTTTCGGGTTAAGCTCGATTAAACAACATTGCCGCGACCTAGCAACATGGCTAGGATTTATGCGGTTGGTGTTATCGGTGGATAAACTACCGATAACGTGATTATACAACAAATATATTCTTATGTGAATATTTAAATATGACAATTGAAGAACTAAGAAGATTAAATATCAATTTAATCATTGAGAAACATAAAAACTTACGTACATTTTGCCTTGAGAGCGGAATTGATTATTCCAACTTATATCAAGTAATCAAAGGCAATCGAACGTTTGGTGAGATTTTAGCGCGTAAGATTGAAGAAAAAACAAATTTACCACATGGTTATTTAGATAAAAATCACAATGAAAATGATACTTTAGAGCCTGATACATTTCGCATACCAGAATATAATGTAAAACTCTCAGCTGGACTTGGTGAGGAAGTAATACACCCTGAAAACATCAAACGCTACCATACTTTTAACGAAGAATTTTTAACTGATTTTAGAGTGAAAAAAAATAATTTAGCAATTGTCCAAGTAGTAGGAGATAGTATGCACCCTACACTTTTAAGCAATGAACTGGTTGTTATTGATTTCTCTCAAAAAGACCCGCTTGACAATCATGTATATGCAATAACAACCCAAAATCAAACATGGGTTAAACGTTACAGAATAACCCCTGCAGGTGGCAAATGGCAATCAGATAATGAAGAATACAGAGAATTTGATAAACCTCTAAATGATGGTACACCAGTTATACCAGTTGGATTAGTGCTATTCTCACTTGGTAGAAAAATTAATTAACCAATGTTGCCGAGTAGCCAGCACTCAATAACAATAATAAGCTGTATGGATAACTAAGATCAGAAAACAGTAGTAATTAAAACAATTGAAATATACAAAGTGGTAGAATTACGTTCTTCAAATCAATATTTTATCGGAACAAAATAAATGTCAAAAGTAATATCATTCTTTAATCACAAAGGTGGTGTAGGTAAAACTACCCTAGCTCATAATATTGCTTGGCATTTAGCAAACAAAGGTAAAAAAGTACTTTTGATTGATGCAGATCCTCAATGTAATTTAACTGGTTTAGTGCATGGATTTTCTGATGAAATAGAATATGATTTATTTAATGATAAGGCATATAAGTTAAGCGATTTTTTAAGCATATATGAATATTTAACTCCTAGATTGTTTACTGCGGGAAGTGATTTAGAAAATTTAAAGAAACCACTCTTTGTACATAGTCACAGCCAAGAAAATATAACGCTATTATCTGGTGATATAAGAGCGTCTGAGTATGATTTTGAATTTATTGACGCAATTAGAACTAAGTCCATGGCTACAAAACATATACCTGTTGTTTTTGAACGTTCCATTAAAGAACTTAGTAAAGATTACGACTTCACATTGATTGATTTATCTCCCAATTTAGGTGTATTCAACATGTTTAATGTAATGTCATCAGATTATTTTATTGTCCCTGTTTTTCCTAGCTTTTTTTGTTTACAGGCTATTGATAATTTAAAAAGTGTTTTCAAACAATGGAATACCCAAATTGACTACTACAGAGCAGATAAGTTTAATGAAATGGGGATTACCGCAAGACCAAAATTTTTAGGGCTAGTTTCTCAAAACTTTAGAAAACATAATAGTGGTGATACTGGTGTAGCTAAGTCTTTCAAAGAATGGGAGGAGAAAGTTAACACATCTGCCAAAGATTTAGCATCAACATTATTTACTTACGATATGGCAATATCTGGCACAATCTTTAAAGAATTATTTAAGGGTGAAGATCCATATTGTATCGCTAGAATATCTGACTTTAATCAGTTAAAAACAGTATCAGAAAAACATGGTGTACCAGTAGTTGGAATTGATAGAACTATTCTTTCTCAAGAAAGCATAGCAATACCACATTATGAGGAACAGATAACTAACTACAAAGTAATTTTTGATAAAATCATAGATGGATTAATAAAACTATAGAACCACCAAGCTCTGATAGCTTTTCATGAAAAACAAAACCCGGTAAATTTACCGGGTTACTTATTTACTACTCCGTTACAAGCTCTCTCTTTAATAAATAGATAACATAAATCAAGCTCTTGCGCGCGTTTTTGTAACTCAAGATATAAATCGTCATCAATATCAACTTCAAATTTCATGAATAGATTTTTTCAGGCAAATTTAATCGTATCAAAATTAACACTAACATTAGCTTGCATCCCCTTTTCGTGCATAAAGCTATTAGCTTCATCTTGTAGTGCTAAACGCACAAACTCAGTCGTTGAGTAACCAAGTTTTTCGGCATACTCATAGGCTTTTTTGGGGCTAACAAATTTACGTCCATGCTCAATATCACTAAGGTAGGAAGCTGAAATCCCAAGCTTTTCAGCAAATTCCTTTAAGGTTAACTCATCGCATAGACGAATAGTTTTGAGATTATCACCCAAAGATTCATCTTCACCAAGTAACTCATCTAAATATCTAGCCAAGCTTCTAGTAGTCATGTTTATTTACCTCTATAACAATAATTTTAACCGAGTTTTGTTCTTCAATATAAATTGCTCTGTAGGCTTTATTTAAGCGAATCGAGCGCTGACCTTTTCTATCACCAGCTAATGGCTCGTCATGATAACCCGGTATTTTTCTAGCCATGATAATTCCCTGATGATTCACTAATTTAACCCACATTTTTAATTTTTTTAAAATCTGATGTGGAATTTTAGCTAAGTCTTTCTCTACTTTTTTATCAAACTGAACAATATCTTGTGAATAAATCAACTTCATTAAAATAACCTTTGTTTAATTACCAGAATTATACACCTTTTTAGTGTATGTAACAATTTAATTTACTTATAACACTATTTACCATAAAAACGTCACATGCCACAATATACTATTTTGATTCTATTTTTTGCACTGCATGATAAATTATATTCACATATGAATACATAAATCTTGACATAATATATTCTTTAGTGACATAATAACGCTATAGCTTGGTTGTATAGCCAACCAAACAAAGCTCTTTAACAAGTTAAATCTACGAGATGGAAATCCACTCTGTCATAAGTGAGTGCAATATAACTTGTGATATATAGATTGCAACTAATAGCGATTATCGTCATAACATTTGATAGTCGCTATCGTGATGTAATTTACAGGAAGGGTTAAAATGAAAAAAAAGTTTAAATTTATTCCAAGAAAGTTTAAACCAAAAAAATCAAAAATAACTTCAATGACATTTGAAGAAATTATTGCTATTCATAGAGCAGAAAGTGAGGATATAGCTACAATAATAGCTAAACGTGATAGCAATTTAATTTTAATCAGCGAATGTTGCAAAAATTTGGTATAGCGTTATAACTATGCCGTTATTTGATTTATATTTGTAACTTTTGCAACCCCGTTAATTAATGTCTCCACGTCATTTTTAGTTGGTTCTTCAGATTTATTATGAACACACTGATTTCTAATGGTGGCAAGCATAGAAATATGCTTATACTCAGTCAGTGTTATAACTTCTTCTTTTTTTAAAAACTCATTATAATCATTGATACTAGGATCTTTTTTAGGAAGTTTTAGATTATTACTTTCACATATTTGTGCGAAATATGATTCTAGTACTACGCCAGCAATAGCTCCAGCTGCTCGATAAAAACCTTTATTTATTAGTTCTTTTGCTGCTTCAAGTTCTGAATCAAATAAATCAGCTTGAAGTAGTCGCTTAATGTCAAATAAAGAAGAATCAAATCGCTCATAACAAGCTTTTAATATTGCTCGTTGTTGTGTAAATTTTGGAATTGCCGCTTCCAGAGTAACTACGCCTTTTTGCCTAATACCATTTAGAAAATCTTCAATAACATATGACGAATAGTTAATTATACTTCTATTTTCAGGTATTTTATATTGTCTAATAAAATCATCTAACCTCTCAGGTAATAAGAGTTTAATTATAGATATAGATTTAGAATACCATTCTTGATAACCCAGCTGAAAGCAAGGTAAATTATTAATATAATTAGTTAAGTTTTCTGGTTCTACTCTACCATTATCACAAAATAATTTTTTAAGTTCTTCATTTGAATAACAAGAAGCAAACATTGAGTCCAAAAGAAGAAAGCCGAACTCCCTTAAGTCAATCAAGTCATTTTTATATTTTTCTAAATTATTAACACTATTTATAGTAGTTACATCCATGATGTTCCTTTTTTAGGAGTAAATAGTTGTGTGAGAACTCTATTATAACAATCACCAAGGGAACATCATGAATTTAACTGTTTTAAAGGAAGATATATGAGAGTTAATCTGTGGCTAAATATAGACAAGATGTCTAATGTGGAGCTGGAAGATTTTATAGTAGATTTTGCTGGTATGGGTTTTATCAATAACACTGACATTGAATATACGCTAAACATAAACTGTCCAGATTTTTTTCTGGCGGAAGCTATTGATTAGAGGTAATTATGGAAATTATTAAATTTATTTATGAACATTGGTTTTTAACTATTGTATTTTTATTGTTTTTGGGTATTGCATTGCATAAATAATTTAACTAACTGGAGTAAATATAATGAGTAAAGCAAGAGACAACCTCCGCGCTGCAGTTTATGCTATTCAAAAAGCAGAACGAATTAGTGCAAAATCATGCGCTATTGCCGAACGTCATATCATAAAAGGTCAAATCACCAATTATGATAACTTTTATCAACCAAAGAAAAGGAGAAACGCAATTGTTAGAGAACGAACTTAAACAAGATTGGACCAGAGAAGAGATCTGTGCCGCTTGTGGTTTCACTGTTGAATGGTTCCGGCAACTTAAAAATGCTGGCAAAATTCCACCACCCGACGATACTAATCGTAAGCCTTATATCTGGTACCGCCGAACAATTTTACCATTTATTGAAAAATGGCTCGAAAGCAAAACCTCTCAACCACCCCAACCCTGACGAAAGTCGGGTTTTTTTTATACATCAAAAACCAAGTTAACCATAGCCCACATTTAAACATGTAGGCTTTATTTATTGGAATTTAAAATGAGCGATAAAATTTATCAGGAACTAAAGGCAAAATATCATAAATCAGCTATTTCAAAACGAGAGCTGGCGGAGGAGTTAGGTTGCTCTGAGAGCACCATTAACTATTACATATCCAAAGGCATTAACTTACCAAACTATAAGAAGCTACAAGGCAAAGGTAACGGGGGAAAAGTAATTTTCCCACTTCATGAAGTAGCTGTTTTCTTATCAAAAAATTTGCAAATAGGAGAAAAAATAGACAGTAACTTCAGCAACAAACTTTAATCACAATCAGATTAGCTACCTGATTTTTTATTTTTACCCACAGGACAATATCATGTTTCAAATCATTCAATATGATCTCTCAGATCACAACCGTGAGCATTTAGTTAAACAAGTAATGAGCGGCAGGATTGCTCAATGCTTAATCAGACTATGGAATCAAAGCGCGGAACAATATGGCGCTGCAGTTCAATACTACGCCAACTATGTTGGTTAATTTTGGAGATAACTATGAACACAAATACAGCAAGCAATCCCCTATCCTCGATTAACCAGCAAATACTTGATGGATTTAGCACCCAACATAATTTATGGGCGCGGGCTTTAATCTCAACCGATGAATATTGTAGTTATATTGAAGCGAATGAGAATAAATTCAGCGAAGAGCTTTACTTTGGGCATATCCAGCAAACGTTGAATTTACTTCCAAATATTCCGAACTACCAGCGCTTATTCGCAATTCATTCACGAATTAGCCAAAAACTAACAAAAGACTTAACTTTGAGGATTGATAATGCAGAAAATAGCATGTGATATTGGTTACGGTTTTACCAAATATAAAACCGACAAAATGGTAGCAAGTTTCCCATCCGCAATTGCTCACGCGCGTAAGCATCAAGCGGATATAGCGTTGAACTTGGCTCACGAATTTGAGGGTGGTCGTTATTTACTTGGTGATGCTGCAGTTAGAAATGCGCTGACAACGCGTGATTATAGTTGGCTAGCAAAATATGCACCGCTGCTACTCTTTGAAGCGATTAATCAAGCAGCGTTCAATCTGGTTGATGAGATTCAACTAGTAACTGGGCTTAGTTTATTGAACTGGTCCAAGCGTAATGAGTTTGCCGAACGACTAAGCGATTTTGTTGTCGATAAAATCCGTGTGAATAACATCAAAATTACGCTAGTGCCACAAGGTAAAGGCGTGTACTTGGATTGTTTGGCAAGAGTTGCGGGCTTGGCTAATCAATTATGCTTGATTGTTGATATTGGAACTAATACGCTTGACGTGATTCCATTTGAGGCTGGCAAGGCTTTAGCGGCCGAAGCATATGCGACATGTGATGGAATGAATCAAGTTATTCAGGAGATACAAAAGCTAGTTAATCGTGAGTTTGGTATTTCGGTCAGTGAAGCCGAGGTTACCAAGATCATTAGAACTAATCAAATTAGCATTGCCGGTGAAACCCGTGATTTATCGGTGTGGATTGAAGAAGAAAAGCAGATTTATTTTGAAATGATTTTAAATCAGATCCGAAGTAAAAACGCTGATTTATTCAAACGTGCCGATATAATTATCTTTGCCGGTGGTGGGGCTAATTATGCTCCAGATTATCTACCAGAGAGTAAACAGTTTTACTTCGTACCAGAACCAGAAAACTCTAATGTAAATGGTTATTTTACGTTACTTGGTGATTAGCTATGGCAAGGCTACAAATAATTATAGCTGATGAGGTTGAAGAAATACTGAATCACTTTAGCCGAGCTAGTGAAAAACGTTTATTCATTGAGTATGCAATTAAATCAGCTGCTAAAAATCCAGAAATTTGTGAGATTTTTGAATTGAATAGAACTCAACTATCAGTGCCAATAAAAGATAAACTATCAATGAACGTGATTCAGGTTGCAAAACATAAGCCTGCAGCTACAGTTACTATTGACGAAGAGTTTAGTGATGAATGATTGCGATAACCTAAGCTATTACATTAACTCACGCAGCAATGGCAAGCGCTTTTTTGTTTTTTCTGCTACTGATTTAGAACGATACAATCAAAGAGCCGCTAATCCGGTAACTATGGAGCAGCTTAATCATCTTGGTTGGTATGAAGTCTGCGGTTTAAAAGACCGCTTGATTTATTTACGAAGGGAGTAGGCAAATTTGAGGATGATTTTTGAATTAACCCTTATTGTGGCACTAGCTATCTTGTTGATTAGTCTAGTGCCTTTTTTATTACGGTAACTATTTTTTAGGATAAATATAATGTTAGATATAAATGAAATCGTTCAATCAAAGCTAACTGAGTTAGCTGAAAGCAAAACAATTGAAACAGAAATTCAGAAAACAATTGAAAGTACAATTCTTAAAGAAGTTAGAGATACTTTCTCATCTTATGAATTTAGAAAAGTAATTGGTAATCGGCTTACTGAGCAGTTTTCTCAATGTTTTGCAAAAATTGATTTTAGTTCTTACAATGGATTTATTCTCAATGCATTAACTAGTTTAATTGAAAATCAATGCAAGCAAGATATCATCGAAAAAGCACAGCAGCAAATAAATGATATGCTATTCATTAAGCGTGAATCAATTAAATTGTCGTGGCTAGCGGACAGATATACAGAGTATCTAAATAGTAATGTGGATGAAGAGGATAAATATAACGTTAATGGTAGGTGGCATTTTGAAGTTCTTGAAGATGTTAGTGAACATGTTTCTGGTCTCAAAGAAATAGTAATGGGTCTTTCTCAACCTGAGCGCAGATATTCTGCTGATGATCATCTTGTTAGATTGGGTATATGGCATGATGAACGTATTTATCGACTTAGTTTTGAAGGTAAAGATATGAAAAATCTATCTACTTTTGGAGGTATGTCAGATTTTGAAGCCTTGCTTTTCAACTTGGTGATGAATGAAACAAAGATAGAATGGGATGATTTGGAGCCACACACTAGTCTTGATATTGACTATTAAAATTAGTGTCTTTTCTTTTACGGTAACTATTTTTAATTTTTAGGAGTCTTTAATCATGAAACAAGTGGTTAAAAAAGAATTTATTACCGAAGCCGATTTGATTAAACGCGGTTGGAGGGTGGATGCTATTCCTTTTTATCTAAAAGCGGAACAGAAAAAGGGAGTAGTTGATGGAATATTAACTAATCTTTACAGCAAAGAAAACGTTATTCGAGCAGAGAATTTTATCAAACGAACCTGTGCTGTAGATATTGCTTTTGCTTGATAAAACTTACTCACTCATGAATTTGAGTGAGCATCTAACATACAGGACATTGACTGCAGCGCATTGCGAAGTGCGTTGTTTTGAATGGCTTGCAACAGTGGGCTTAGAGATGCTGATTCAGGAGATAGTCAGTAGTTTTAAGCCTATTTAATTTTACTTAATTGTACATAGTTGACAAAAAAGCATACTATGGTATAATAGCGGTGGAACTAATTTTATTGGTTCTAACAGGAACGCAGCTTTGGGAGTAGCTAACTTCTTCTTTACGGAAGAGCTGGGATGGAAAAACCCAGCCTTAGCTGGGTAAAAACTACTTGAAGAACTCTATCTTAACACCTAAGATAGTGATTTTTCTAATTTTTTTCCATTTCGCTACAACGATTATTGATAGTAATCCTAGTAATGAAATCAAGGCGCTGATCATAGTTACTCCTATGAAACGCGTTGTCACTCGTGGGATGGAATTGTTGTCGCAATACATCCCACCCCTCCTACCTTGCAGTAGTTAACAGAATTATACCATAAGACCGTCAATATTCATTATTGGCGGTTTTTTATTGACATGATGAGCCATATTGCGATAGAATACCGCTTAGGACTTAGAAACTCCTTTTTCAACAGGCGGTAACGCCTAACCGTAATTATGGCTTTTTTTATATCTATACCCAATCATTGGGCGTAGCTCTAGCTACAATCAATGTCGGGGTGAGCGAATACAATAGCCGTAAGGTAAATAAGCTCAGCCGTCCTGTTGCGGTGTTTCTAACCCCCGACTTCCTACTTAGAAACTAGGAAAAATAGAAACAATCTTTTCAACAGGAAATCATCATGTCAACACAACTTAGTGCTGCTGATGTCATTGCTATTGACATCAACGGTCATACTATTACTATAGTTCCATCACAACAATTTATTACATGCAACATTGAGCAAGCATTAGGCTGGCAATGGAACGCTTGCCTCGGTCTTGTAGGCTGGCGCTGGGTAGCCATTGATGGCGTAACTCATTCGTTTTTCTCATTCAAACAAATTCAATACATGGCGGAAAAGCTAAATAAGCAAATCCCAACTATCTTACACAAATATATTTACCCACTAACCAGACATGATGACAAGGAGAATCAAATCATGACTACTAACCAACTTATTAACCTTTATGAACAAAAAAGCAACAATGGTTTAGTTCAAACTGTTGAAGCCCGTGAAATCCACAAATTTTTAGAGAGTAAGCGAGAATTTGCACACTGGGTAAAAGATCGTATCGAACAGTTTGATTTTATTGAAAATGAAGATTTTGTCAGAGTTGACAATTTTGTCAAACGTGGGCATAACAGTAACTTAGGTACAAAAACAAAAGATTATTACTTTACCTTATCTGCAGCAAAAGAATTAGCAATGGTAGAAAATAATGCAAAAGGAAAAGAAGCGCGAAAGTATTTCATCGAATGCGAGAAGAAAGCTCAAAATCCACAGATTGAACATAAACCAGAACCAGTAAAAGTTATCAGGCACACAAATGCATCTGCTATGCGTGCTGCTGACCGCATGATTGAGAAAATGACGATTAGCGATGATCGCAAAACTTTAGCCAGAGCATACTTGCTTCATAAAGAGTATGACATTCCGGTTGAAACGATGCTGCCTGCAGTAGCCCATAAGTTAAATGCAACAGAAATTGGCAAGCAGCTAGGAATATCTGCCAATATGGTTGGCAGAATAACTAATGAACTTGGCATTAAGAATGATTCGGCATTATGTGAGCTTCGGTTGGATAAGTCACCACACAGTAGCAAACAAATTGAGACATGTTACTATGCCCCATCGGTAATGGATATGGTTAAAGCCAAGTTAAATGAAAGGAAAGTATCTTGAGCCAACTAAGAGTCGAATATTTTGGGAGCCAGACAGTTAGGTTTGTAACCGATTTTGCTGGTGATGAGTGGGTTAATCTCACTGATTTGCGAAATACACAAAAATAACGAATTATCCACAGATAGCTCACACAAGTTGTGAGCTATTCTTTTTGTAACCACTAAAACAGGAGTTTATAATGAGTGACATACTAATTGAGTACTACAGGCTGCAGCTCGATGCTGCGATTGAATTAATGTTGAGTTTATGGAGGGTGTGATGGAAACATATGTTAAATTAGGGTGGATTAAACTAAGCGCGTTTGCAAAACTCACCGGAATTAGTGAAATAGCAGTAAAAAGACGTAAAGAAAATGTTAATTATCCTGCTTGGCGAGTTGGTGCAGGAATGGTCAAGCTGCTTAGGGATGGTCATTATGTCAACTATGAGGAATATTTAAAATGGGCAGAAAAGCAGCCGTCAGTAGCGGCATAAGAGAACGAAACGGACGAATTGAAATAGACTTTTATTATCGCGGTGTTCGTTGTCGTGAAACATTACAACTTGAACCAAACCTTAAAAATCTAAAATATGTGGCTCAACTAAGAGCCGCTATTCTTTTTGATATTAGTCTGAATAAATTTGACTATGCGACGTATTTCCCAGGCTCTCAACGAGTGAAGCAATTTGCTACAGTTCAAAATTTTACAATGCATGAATTATTGAATCGACAGATTGAGCTTTACACTGGACGTGAGTTAAACGGCAATATGTCAATTTCAACGTTGCAGGGGTATGTGAACTCAATCCAAGCACACTTAATCCCGTCATTTGGCAAATATGACATAACCGAGTTAAGCCCAATGTTAATTAAAGATTGGATATATTCGTTAAATTGCTCAGCTAAGACAATTCGTAATACATTAATTCCACTAAGTAAGGTTCTCAAAACTGCACTCAATGATAGATTAATCAAGTCTAATCCACTTGAAGATTTGGACTTAGACGAAATAATAAAGGATATTGCCAGGCCATCAATCAGAGAGAAGATAGACCCATTTTCTACGGAGGAAAAAGAGTATTTGATTAATATCGCTACTGGACAGCTAAAAAATATAGTTCAATTCAATTTTTGGGCTGGGTTGCGAACAGGTGAATTAATTGCGTTACGTTGGCAAGATGTCGATCTTGAAAATAAAATAATTCACGTTAAGCATAATATAGTTCGAGGAAAGGAGAAAGCACCAAAAACTAAATCTGGGGTCCGTAAAATTATCATGTTGCCACAAGCTGAAATAGCTCTAATTCGACAGTTTGAAATTACTGGTGCACAAAATGATTTTGTATTCCATAATCCTACTTATAATTTGCCATGGGCTAACGACCAAGCAATTCGACAGCAATGGCAAAAATTATTCAAAGATGGTAAAGTGCGATACAGATATTTTTATCAAACTAGGCATACTTATGCAAGCACTCTGTTAACGAATGGAGAAAATATTGCGTGGATTGCTACCCAGCTTGGGCATATTAACACGGAAATGGTGATTAAAAACTATGGTAAATTTATTCCTGATTCGGGTGTAATTGGGGGGTATAAGATGAAAGGTAATTATTAACTTTAGTCACTGTATGGTCACTGTGTTATTTTATTATGTTTTAACGGGTTGATTTAGTTGATTTTTACTGGCGGAAAAGGCGGGATTCGAACCCGCGAGACGTTTTACCGTCTGCTCCCTTTCCAAGGGAGTACCTTCGGCCACTCAGACACTTTTCCTGATGAAAAACACAGGCGCTATTATAAAATAAGCATTATATTTTTGCCTAAATTTTTTCAGATTTGATAAGCTACTATACAATAAACCTTACACATCCAAGCATTGATTAAAAGCTGGATTCATAACCAGTAGAATAATCTTGATTGAAATGATACTCTTCAGCCACCTCATCATCAGCCACTGAATTAGTACGATTTGCCAAAATATGCACCTCATTAGCTACAATTTCGGTTGTGAAACGATTGTTATTTTGCTGGTCCTGCCATTTACGCGTGCGCAAACGTCCTTCAACATACATATGACTGCCCTTTTGCGCAAATTTACCAATAATTTCAGCTAATTTACCGTAAACAACCACACGATGCCATTCAGTTTGCTCTTTTTTCTCGCCTGAAGCTTTATCACGCCATGCCTCTGTAGTAGCCAAACTAAAACTAGTTACTGGCTCATTATTCATCATATAACGTACTTCTGGATCCCCACCAAGATTACCGATCAGAATTACTTTATTCACAGACCCTCTAGCCAT